CTGCCTGCCGCAATCCCGCCCGTCCCCGTGTTCGAGCGCCCCGCAAGCGTTTCGCCCGCCCGCCAGACCGTCAAGGGCAACAACGCCTTCGCCGGTCAGGTCGTGGCCTTCACCGGCACGCTGCCCGGCATGACGCGCCGCGAAGCAATGCAGGCCGTGCAGGACAACGGCGGCAGAGCGTTTGAAACAATGCCTGCGGGAACGACGCTGCTTGTAGTGGGCGACAACCCCGGCATGAACAAGCTCGACAAGGCCGACCGATGGATCGCGCAGGTGCGCAAAATCACGCCCGCGCAGTTCAACGCCATGCTTAAACAACCCCTGACCCTTACCCCGGACGAGTTCGCCGCATTCGTGGCGAAGTAAGAAAGCGAGGAATCCACATGAAAGACAATGAGTTTCGCACCATGACCCCGGACGAGTTCGCCGCTGAGTTTTCCCCCGCCCCCGCTCAAACGCCCGATAATTATTTTATCCGCAACCGCGAAACCGGCAAGCTGGAACTGCACTTCGACAAGTCCACCTATGACGCGCTGGACGATGCACAGAAGCGCGAGATCAAAAGCGCGTTTCTATGGGGCCGTCGCTCCGGCTGTTGGATCAGCCGCGCCAAGGAACCCAACCTGTGGCACGCGGAGCGCGTCGCAAAGGCGCTGGGACTGATTGACGCGGGAACGGCTGGCGAGCGCTTGTCCTTCGCAGAGCAGCAGGAGCGCAAGACCGAGCGGGCGCAGCGGCGCGCGGAACGCTTTGACGGCTACGCCGACAGCGCCGCCGAGCGTGGCCGCAGGCTCCAACAGCCCATTGAAAACATGCGCGGCGACATCGCATTCTTCACCCAGCCCAACATCAATTCCAACGCGGGGCGCGCCTTTACGCGGCGGCGGGATCGTATGTTCGACGCATACGAAAAGGGCTTCAAGGAGTTCAACAAGAGCGCGTATTATCGGGATCGCGCCGCCACTGCCCGCGAAACCGCCGACCTGCGGGAGCTGCGTGATAAGGGTTTCGTAAGCCGCCGCATTGCGGAATGTGAATCCAACCTGCGTAAGCTCCGCAAGAATATTGCGGAATACGAAAACGACCTGGTGCCCAAGGCGCAGGCCGGAACGCTAAAGCACTATGACGGCACGCCCTTCCCCGCCGAAGCGGTTCAGGCGCAGATTGATACATGGCTGGATCGCATGGAGGCAGAACTTGACAAGCTGGGCTATTATCAGGACGCGCTTGACGCGCTGGGCGGCGTAACGTTCTCGAAGGAGAACATCAAGCCCGGCTACGTCGTAAAGGTACAACGCTGGGGAGACGTTCGCGTCCTCTCTACCGGCCCGAAGAACTTCACTGCTGCCGGAACGGACAGCTTCGCCCTGACGCACGCATACGCCGAAATCGTGGAGGTCGTCAGCGCGCAGGAGGAAACGCCCAAGGCGCATCCCTTCAAGGCGGGCGAAACGTTCACCCTGCGCAACGGCGAGACGCACACCATCGTCAAGACCACGGCAAAAACCGTCACCCTGCAAGATGGCAAGGGCAATGCCTACCGCGCCACGCCGAAGTACCGCCCGATCCCGGCGCAGAGGAAATTCATGTGGTGCCTGTTTGTTGGTCACGGCGCGTGGGCGGGCGAAACGTTCTATCGTGACTGACGGCAACGCCTCAAAACCATTTCACACGACCGCCCGCCCGTGGGCATGGTACGCGGGCAGAAAGGATTGCGTTATGAAGTACAACGTTTCATACATCCTCGACGATATTGCCCACGCCAACCTTGCCGACGCTAATAGCCCCATCGCAGTTACGGCGTGGTATAAGATGCGTCATCCTGACGCACGCATTCTCGATGTCCGACCGGCAACTGCGGACGACGACAAGCCCGGTAAACCATGCATCCGAATTCCCATGAACGCATTGCCGTACATGAACGCCGCAGAAAATATCAGTTGCATCCTGCAACGCGAGAAAGGGATGACTTGTGTGTTCTACGTCATGGATAAGCGTTATTATAAAAATCTCGCGCTGCCACAGCTTTCCGCAGATAATCGCGGCCATCAGCTTGTCGTTGGCGATTGGTATGTGATCGTCACCTGCGGCAACGGATATAAATATTATATTAATGTGACGGCTGATAGCGTCGTTTCTATGTGTGCGGAAGTGTTCGATTTCTTGCAGTACAAGTAACGCCCTGAAACCATTTCGCCCGCCCCGGAGGTCACGAGGGCAGACAGGAGCTACGCCGTAGTACAATGCAGATTTTAAGGAGGAATTGACTATGTTGGAAATTCTCAGGAAGCGTCTGCCGGAAGGACTGGAAATTGCAAAGGTTATGGATAAGGCGAACGCCAGTCAAATTGAGATATGGTTCTCTTATCGAGGCATGGAAACGAATGGGTGGTTGAATAAAACATGCGCCCCCGGCCATGCGGCCAGACTTTGCGACAAGACAATCGCAACTGCTATGCTTGGGTTCGCTATACAGCTTAAAGATATCGAAATGGCGGACTACTGGAAAGACAAAACGCTCAACCAATCATAACGCGCGGCACGCAACGCCGTGCGTTTCTTTTTCCCTTTCGTACTTGTCATAATAGGAGATTGTGTTAAGTAGGATTTTGCGAAATTCCTACATCTATATATTGCCGATTTTGGAGCGGTTTTCAATAATCTACTTTACCATGCCCGAATATGACAAGTACGCGCCCCGCGCGGCTGGATAACGCTAAAAAAATGCGTTGTAACCGCGTTGGAATGCGTTGGCGCGCGCTTAATTCGGGCACAAAAAAAGCAGCCGGAGCACCATGCCCCGGCTGTTGTTCTGTACGAGATCAGTTGTTGGTATGAAGCGGTACAATCGCAAGCGTCTTGCCCAACGGCGCTAATACCTTTAAGAGAGTATCAAGCTGCGGATTTGCGTCGCCGCGCTCCATTCTGGCGATCTGCGGCTGCTTTACGCCGCTCATTTCCTCAAGCTGGCGCTGGCTGATGCCCCGCTCACGCCTTGCCTCCACCAGCGCGGTAATGAGCGCCGCGCGCATATCGCTCTCCGCGATTTCTTCTGCGGTAAAGTGCTCCTTGTCAAAGTCCTCGTCCCAGATGGGAAAACCGCTCTTGGTATAGTTCATGCTTTTCCCTCCTTTGACCGCTCCTTGAAATCCGCCAGTTCGCGCTTTGCCTGTTCGATTTCCCGCTTCGGCGTCTTCTGCGTTTTCTTTACAAAACTATGCAGCAGCACGAAGGAACCTTCCACCCATCCGGCAAACAGGATGCGGTCGCTGATCGGCCTCAATTCCCATATTTCCCCGTCAAGATGCTTGACATACGTTTCGGGAAGGAACGTGCCGTTGATGGAGAGCGCTTTCACATATTCTCGAATTTTTGTCAGCCTGATCCGGCTGTCCTTGCTCTTGCTGGCTTCCAGTTCCGCGATATAGTCCAGCAAGGGCGATTTCCCGCGCCGGTCAACGTAGAAAATAATCTGGTGCAAGCGTTCCGCCCTCCTTCATTTACATGATAACATATTCGTTATCGTTTGTCAAGCGCTTATTGCGCTTTTGAACCGTACTATGTGGCGTATGGTTTTGTATTTCACCTTACCGTCCTCTTGAAATATGCCTCGTATTCTGCGAAAGAGCGAACTGTTTTGAAAACTGCCTTATGATTCACAAATCGGGCAAAGTGCTTCTGTTCCTGCGTCGGTTCGATGTTGTGTTCAAAGTCTCGATATGGCTGGGCAAATACCTCAGCACCGGCATCCCGTAGGGCAAGCGCCCTTTGTTCTGCTCTATCAACGTTCTGCACCAGTAGGTACACAAACACTCTGTACGGCTTAACACCCTCTACCGCAAACATCCGTATAGCATCCAGCACGACCGGTAGAATCGCGTCTGTGTCGCATGACATGCGGATGAATCTGATCCATTTAAGCCGTGCCAACAGTTTCGCCACATCCGATGTTATCAAGCGTGCATCCAAGCCCTGATTGAAATCTACGCGCACATCTCGCCCAATCATCGCCTGTATCTGTTCCAGCCCATGCGGGCAAGCCAGCACGTTATTGTCCATAAACACAATATCACGACTGTCCGGACGCTTGATCTCTTGCCATGTTCTATATGGCCGGATCGTTCCTTCCTTGCGTGGCACAACGCACCACGGACAATGCCTGATGCACCCGCGCGTCAGAAAACCGATTGCGTGCTTGCAGGCTGGGTAAAGCGAATAGTCGGGCGGCATTGCGTCAATTTCATCGGGCAATTCGTTGTATAGACCATATCCCGTGCCGCCTTTGATGGTGTCTGGCGGCAGATAGACGCACTCTGGCGTAAAGGTAAATACCTTGCTGGAATATACCCGATCATAGTTGAGCATAGGATTCCACCACTCCACTATATCTCCTTGCGCTTTGTGCCATGCGGAGATTTTCATAAGCGCCAGATTCGGAAAATTTGTATTATCGCTATCGTGTAATCCAACAAACATTCTTAACGCTTCCCCACCAGCTTGAACTTCATCAGGCTTTCGTCAATTTCTTCCTGCACCACGCCAATATACAAAAGTGTCTCCCGCTGCGACGTATGGCACAATATCCTTTGCAGGCTCACCACGTCGCCGGTCATCTTATAGTAATGGTAGCCGAACGTCTTGCGCAGCGTGTGGCAGCCGATCCGCTCCTGAATCCCCGCTTTTTTGGCAATCAGGTTCATAATCTGGTATGCCCTCTGCCGAGTGATGGGCTTTGGCTGGTGTGTAATGCGGTTCCTCACACGGCTTTGAAAGGCGTACTCATCGCCCTTCCGCCCGGCAAGCAGCCGATTCAACTCCCTGCGGGCGGCAGGATTGATGAGAATGCGCGCCTCCTTGCCGGTCTTTTGCGCTTGAATTTGCGCATAGTCCTGCCCTCGCAGTTCCCGTACTTTGAACCGCGTCAGATCGCTTACGCGCAACGACGTATTGAACCCTGCGACCAGCAATAATTCCCATGAAGTTTCACGACTGCCCTTGTGTCGGTCGTGCTCGCGCGCAATTTCATAGCATTTCTGCAAAACTTCCATGTCGCGTATAGGCTGAACAACCTTCACAGCGCGTCCCTCCCCTTGTAATGCGGGCAGTTCCAGCGCACAGGCTGGCCCCATTCCGGCGCATAAGGGCAGTTGCGCGCTGAACAGGTGTTGCACGTCTTTTTCATGCACGCCTGAACAAAGGCGTTCAGCCGGTCGAGTTCACGTTGAAGCCGACGCGCTTCTTTTTTCCACTTCCACCATGCCACAGTATTTTCACTCCTTTGCGATATGTCAAATAGCACTTGCCAAAAAGAAAACTGCCCGGCAGAAATCAAATTTTGCCGGGCTTGTATTGTGTATTGAATTTGCGAAGGAAATATTGCCTGCGGCAATATTTGTCGCCCTGCGACTGATTTTTCAATCCCGAAGGACTTGAAAAATCACCGCGGCGCAAAAATCCCTACTCCGCGCCGCCCTCGACAGGCGGCTGCGTATCTCCGGAAAGCGCGCGTTCAATCGCGCTGATGTAATCCTCGCGCGTCTCGCAGCCTGCAGCTTTTATCCCGTTCAGGCTGCAAAAACCTTTGAGCTGGGCGAGGCTCCAATTCGTGATTTCAAGGTCAACGTCATCCGTGTCGTCAATCACCGCAAAACCGTTTTCAGTCAGCTTTCCACTCTGCCACTCTTTGAGTTTGTTCCACAGGTCATACAGAAAATTCGTGCCGCGTCCAATGGCGATGCCGGTCAGCGCGTAGAAGATGTATTCCACCCACAATGGATATTGTACATCTACGATGTAGGCCAGCATATTGATCTTGCAGGCCACAGCCAGCAGAATGCCCATGCCCATGCTGACGTACTCGGATACGGATAGTTTTTCCCCGTCCGTGCTCCAAATGGGTTTGAGCGCGTTTACAACCGCCTCGATGAACAGGGCGATCAGGATCACATCGGTAAACTGCATAGTTTCATCCTCCTGTTGCTCATTGCTGTGTTTGAAGTCGCCTGCGGCGACTGTTTTTGACGATTTAGAACCGCCGAAAACGCCTAAGAAAATGCGCGAACGTTCGCGCATTTAGCCGGGCTGGTCGCGCGGCCTGCTGTCAAGGCGCAGGATTTCTTCTTCGTAATGCTCTGACAGGTGATTTCTTCCCTTCGCCCGATAACTTTTGTGCATCTGGCAGAGCATTTCTTTTTTTGATCCGGGGCACCATCCCTGCGCGGTATAAAACTCCTGCGCCTGCGACAAGCGTTCGTATTGCAAGTCGGCAATATCGTCCGTCAGTGTGGTGAGCGTGGCGTTGATTTTGCCCAGCCCTTCGCGCACTTCGGCGCGGAACGCAACTTCGTCCTCGCGAGCAGCAGCTTTTTCTTTGCGCTGTTCTTCCTTAGCCTCGCGCCGTGCCTGCCGCTTTCGTTGGATATACCGCTTGATGGGGTTGAACAGTAGCAGAGCAAGTAGGGCAAGAATGGCCGATATGGAACCGGCGATCTTGCCCAACTCATTGATTTGCTCCTGCATACGTATCACCCCTTTACCGTTGCGTAGTCACCGCAAATCCAACCGATCTTGCTGTTGATCTCAATAGCGTGCCAACCGTAGTTCTCCGCTGTGGCAACAAACGGGAAAGTGTCGCCCGTATTGGCGCGCGTGATGACCTTGTACTTCGTGGACGGGCCTACGCGCACATTTACGTTTGTTCCATTGACCTCGACGTACCTGCGTTCCGCTTCCTCATGCGCCGGTTCTTCGTCCGGATCATTCGTTTCGCCAGCTTCCTGATCGGCCAGCACGCCCATCAGCGCCGCGTGCGTAATGCTGCCGTACTTTCCGTCCACCTGAATCTGCTGTACACTCTGGAACTTGCGCACGGCCTTCTCCGTTGCGGCTCCATAGTCGCCGTCAATGCCGTCGCCATTGTCGCCGTAACTCCCAAGGTCGTACCCCAGCTTCACAAGGATGCGCTGCAATTCAGTCACATCATCGCCCTTGCTGCCGCGCTTCAAAAGCCTGCTGCCCAGCGTGTTCTTTTCCTCGGACGCATCAGGCGCGGAGGGCGTTTCGGCCGCTTTGCCGTAGTCGATAAACGGCAGCTTGTACCAGTGCGTCCACTTGCCGTTTTTCAACTTCGTCTGTACGCATCCGTAATTGAACCCCTTGAACTCAATCACTTCGCCGCCGCCAATGTAATAGCCCACATGTCCGGAAAATGTGACCGCAAGGCCGGGAATCTCCGGAATCGTGCCAATCGCGCCCCAATCCATGCCCTTCGTTTTGGCATAGGCGAACATGGAATTTGCGCCCTTGTCCGGGCAGCCGTTGGAGCCGTACTTGCTCGTGATGCTCTTGTCCGTACCTATCGCCTCAAACACGCCCTGTCCGCCGCCTGTCCACGCATATCCCTTCGCTGCGCCGATGCAGTCCGCGCAAACCTTCTTGTCCGCAATATCCTGCCGGTAGCGCGCTGTCCGGCTGCTTCCGTAATGGCTCGGATACTGCTTTGCTTTGCGACTGCGCAGGTTTTCGGTGCATTTATAAATACATGTCCCGTACCAGTATGGGGAGCCGAGCATCTTCTTGAGAAACTCTACGAAGTGCTCATTGGTAAACGGTGTTTGCGCTCTGTTTGTCTCGCTCATATCGTCCTCTTTCTGGCCGACAAACCACGAAAGCGGCTTGTCGCCTATGATCTTGTTCAGGTCAACGTTCCCGCTGATCCCGGCCACGCGGCCCTTGCTTGTGTACTGCCACAGGTCGCACGGGTAGTCCGGCGTTGTTTCCGGCTCGCCCGTATTTTTCCCGTAGCGCGGAATCCAGACGTAAGCAAAACTGTTGTAATCCAGATTCCAAGTCTTGTACAGGTGATGACCGATGTAGCAGCCCACGCGTACGTCTCCAGCCAGCCGTCTCAATTCAGCAGCAAAGCTCTCGACAATCGAACGCGCCTTGCCCGCTGTCAACTTTTCCGCGCGCGTGATCGCGTCATACTCGCAGTCCACCACATAAAAAAGCGGCGCATGATCCCGCGTCGCCCTGTAAAAAACTTCGGCTTCGGAAACCGCGCCATCAAAATCCGTCGCTTTCAGATAGTGATAGGCGTGATACGGCACTCCGCATCTCTCGCACGCCTCTGCGTTCTGCGCATACTTCGCATCCTCTGCTGTGCCACAAGATGCGCGCAGTATGCAAAACGACAGTTCCTTTGAAGCCTGTTCCCAATCAATGTTTCCCTGATATTTGCTGATGTCGGCTATCTTCATTTCTCAAAGCATTCTCCTTTGTCATTTGTCGTTCGCCCGAATCACCGCCGCAAGGATAAACCCGGCGCAGCAGAAAACCGGTGCAATCCACAAAAGGTGCCATGCGCTTATCAAAGATTTACCACCTCCGCAGTCTCGCACCATGCGTCATAGCGAGCGCGTATGTCGTCCTCAATCCCATCCCACGGCACCACGCCGCGTACAATGCGCACGGTGATGTCGTACTCTCGCACACCCAAATCCGTATTGTAGAATCGCGCATCAGGGTTCAGGTATACGTCCACGGTTCCATCGCCCCGTTCGACCACAGTATAAAATCTCTTTCCAGCATCATGCCCATCTTGCCGAACCGGGGAAACATCGCCGCCCGGCGAGACTGCCGCGCTGTTTACCTCTGCCCAAGCCGGATTTTCAGGGTCTATCATTGCTTCCGGCAATTCCGCCGCCTCCCTTCTCTGGAATCCGATATTGTTCTCGATCCATAGCCGAAGGCCATATCCATTGCAGTTTGCCGTCATGCCCCAATAGCTGGTTGTGGTATGGATCGCTTCTTCAAGTGTGCAATCACCCTTCGCATACTGGCGTGCCTTGTGTTTCAAGCTGTGCTTGATGTGTTTAGTGGTTTTCCTTCTCAGGCGCAAGCCGTGGGGCGATACGGAATATCCCACAAATTCGACGGGCTGTGAAACCGGCAGGATTCTACTTTTGGTGCTGATCGTTAGATGCAGGCAGGTTCGCAAGTATTCCGTTATATCGCTGAGGATGCGCCTTGCGTCCGCCCTGTGCGCAAGGATGATAAAGTCATCCATGTATCTGACATAGTAGTGCATCCGCAGTTTATGCTTAACGTACCGATCCAACCGGTCAAGATACAGATTCGCGGTCTGCTGCGATGTGAGATTTCCGATGGGCATTCCCACATCATACAAGCGTTGATCTCGTGGGCAATCGTCAATGCTTGCGCCCTCCGGCAAGCCAAAAGGCAGTTCAGGGTTATCAATGATCGTGCCCATCAACCACAAAAACCATTCCTCGTCGCATATATCTTTGTAGATGCTCATGATTATCTCGTGATCCACGCGATAGAAATACTTACTGATGTCGCCTTTGATGATTGCCCAATTTCTCGCGTCTGGCTTTCGATTGATAAGCCGAATCCAATTCAGTAGGCATTGCGCCGCCGCCAGCGTACCTTTTCCCTTCCTGCATCCATAGGAATGCTGAATAAGCCGCTTATCCACAAACGGATTGATCTGCCGGTAGATCGCCCATTGCACAATCCTGTCGCGAAAACCCAGCGCCATGACGAGGCGCGCCTTGGGATAGCGCACATAAAACTCCCGGTAGCGTCCCATTTCGTAAGTCTGATTCAGAAGGTCTTGCTGTATGTCCAGAAGGTTTTCTTCCAAGTTGAAGCTGAATACGATGACCTCATTCCTATACCGCTTGTCTCTCGCCGCCTCCTTGTAGGCGCATAGCAGGTTTTCAAAGGAACAGATATGGTCTTTTAGATTGCGCAGCTTCTCCAAACGACCGCCTCCTTGCCGTGCGTGACGTAAAGGTTGCAAGCCTGCTGGCCTGCAAGCCGCTTTGCGACCGAATTTTCCAATCCTGAAAGGTTCGGAAAACTCACCACCGCTTAGACGTTGACTGCCATGTATCGCGCTGCCGCAGTCGTCGGCCTTTCGCCCCTCCGGGCGCTTCACGGCGATTCCCTGCGCAGGCTTTGCCTGTTTCGCGCAGGGATTTTCGTTTACCGGTCAAGGCTTTGCCGTGGCCGGAAGGGAATGCACCCCTCCCGTACAAAGAGATAGGCCGCCGGTGCGTAGCCGTGCAGCACTTTAATAGTGTCGGGAGCGGGGGCGAGCGCCATAGTTCCAGTTCGTCGTGGAACGCGGGTTGTTGCAGTTCTCGTAGCCAAGGCCAATGTTGCCACCGTTGTTGTAGTTGCCGCCGCGCCGGGGAAAACGCCGAACCACCGGACAAACAGGCCAAGCCCAATTCATGGCACATTCCCTACGAAAAAACGCAGCTTACCGCCGCGCCTGATTGTTGCTTTTGTCTCCTTCCTTATCGGACTTTACCGCCTGAATCCATCCGCCGATCAGCTTTCCGATCTCCACCACCTTCTCGCTCCATACGCCGTAGGTGTGGTTGGATAGTAATTTCCTCATTTCGCCTCGTTTGTCGCGAAATACAGTTTCATTCGCTTCGCGCAAATAAACTTTTAGGATTTCCTTTTCCGTATCCAACTCCGTCAGCGTTGTTTTGCTGTAATACTTGAGCCGCGCCTTGGTCGCAAGCCGCAACATTTCCCGCATTTCCCGCTTGATATCTGCGCCTAAATCGTCGCGGTAGAAACGCGGCCACTTGTCAATGATTTCCCGCCCGAATTTTATCATGTCGCCTATTTTTTGGCACGTCGGGCCGATATTGGAAAAATTGACCGCCATAGTTTTCCCTCCGAAAAATACGGGGGATGCGCTACCGCGCACCCCCTCAGCCATTCAGGATTCAGGGTTCAGGGCTTCAGGCGAGGGAGCGGGGGCGAGCGCCATAGCTCCAGTGCGTCGTGGAACGCGGGTCGTAGCAGTGCTCGCAGCCAAGGCCAATGTTGCCACCGTTGTTGCAGTGGCCGCCGCGCCGGGGAAAACGCTCATCCTGCGTAAACTGCATGTAATAATAACCGGCCATCTGGCTCCCTTGGGTCGGGAAAAGCCCCAGCTCGCGCACGATGTAGGGGATATGTGGGAGATTGACGGAATTATAAGCGAGGTCTTTGAAATAAGTGCCGCGATACTCGTTGTCATAGGTCGGCGTAACCGTGTCGAGCGTGATCTTGCTGTTCACCCACGTCCAGTGGAGTGTTCCCGTTGTGCCGGGAGCAACGAGGGTAAAACCATCATCGCTTGAGTTTGGCAGGATCGCTTTCCAAGCGGCGCTGTTGGCGGATAGATCAGCTTCGGGGCTGGCGGCATTGTTGTTCTCAATGATTTGCAGTTCGTTGCCTACGATACGGTAGCCGTAATCCTGCTCAAGCTGATTGCCCACGATGTCGCAAACGCTGCCCGGCGTGCCGTCCAGATACCAGTCCAGCGGACCGGAACCGTTGAGGGTGAGCGGGTGCAAACCGATGTTGTCACCGCTGGTTTCGGTAAGATTGGGATAGGCTAACGTGCCACCGATCTGCTTCAATCGCTTCCAGTAAAGCGGTGAAATATCCGGCGCGAGTTCCATGCTCGACGTGTGCGCTTTGATTGCTTCGTAGAGCCAACCCTGATAGCCGCGCTTCAGACCGACCGTGATGCTCTTGCCGACCTGCCAGCGCGTTCCATCTTTGTAGCAATGACCATAATCAGAATTACCGCCCGGATTCCAGCCGTTTTTCTGCGCCAGAAGCAGGAGGAACCCACGGTCGGCCACCGTCATGCCGCTTACGCCGTTGCCAAACGCACGAATCTGCGTAAGAAACTGATCGGCGCTTCGAGAGTAGGCGGGCGGCATGTTCGGCAGGCTATAAAGCGTACCACCGTCCGAACCTGTGCCGGTGAGCGAGCAGGCGGCGTATTTGCCCAGCAGGATTTCGTCCTGTTCTTCGCCGTTGATGATAAATGCTGGGTGCGTGTGGTCGGGGAGGCTGTTGTCAAGGTCGGAACTTTTCATTTTGGGGAAGCGCACGAAGATTGACGGATTCCCGTTTGCATCGTACTTTACCACGTTATCATACTGCCGCGCCAGAAATTCCAGCGGGCTATTGGTCACGCTCATAAACTATCCTCCTTAATCTGTTTTAATCTGCCACAGGGCGGGAGCGTTCGGAGGCTCCCAACCGTTTTGCGACGTATGGCCCTGCAAACACGTGTAGGTGCTGCCGTTGTAGGTGCAGATCGCACCGGTCAAATAGTCCGTATCTGGCTGCCAAGCAGTGCTCCCCTCCGGCTGGACGCGGCGATAGAGGGATTGGGTGGCCGTGCCCGGAATCCAGTCCGATTGCGTGGTATGCGCCTGCAATACAACAAACATGCCGCCGTCATACTGTACCGTATCGCCCACAGTAAGGGAAACGCCCGGCTTCCATTCCGGCGTGGCCGCCTGCATAGTCAACAGTTCTGCGTCCGTCACGCCGTCGTTTGCCACGGCATAGCGCAGTCCAGCGTCCATCCTCCGTCGCAGGGCGCGGAAGGGCGCGAGGCGAGTGGTTTCCGCTGCCGCCCGTGCCTGATCCTGCGCGGCAATCTCATCATCCGTAAGATTGTGCTCCGGCATGATGCCGGTATTTTCGTTCTCTGCCATGTTCTACCCTCCCATCAGGTTGTAAGCTCGGCTGTGGCTGCTTCAAGGGCTTCAACGCGGTCGTTCAGCGCGCGTATCTGCGCCTGCGATACGCAGTAGAGCCAGTCAAAAGCCACGGAATTGTGTAGCAAATTCTCCTCCAGATTATTGAAATTGGTCGCGCTCTGTGGCGTGCCTTGCTGCAAGATTTCGCCCGGAGCCGGGGTGTAAGTCTTGCTGCCGTCGTCATTGCTCGTTTCGGTATAAGTACGCGGACGCTCGACGACATGATCCTTCCAGTTTGTGCGTTTATACGCCACTGTCTATCCCTCCCATCATTCTTCCTGAATCGTGAATCGGAATCGGTACAAGATGCCCTCTTGCGCATCCGCCCGCGTGATGCTCTCAGCCTTATTTGCCCATAAAACACCATTGTGGTCAAATAGCTGTACCTCGGTCACAGTGATGTTTCCAGCAACCGTGTGGTCGATTACAAATGTAATGGCAATGCGTCCATCCGCCAGTATTTCGGCGGTTTCAATAGGCGCTTCGTAATAGGTGCTTCCCACCTTGTACCTTGCATACGCAATGCTGGTTTTCAGGTGATTGCGTAGAGAATCAAGCGCATTACTTGTTAGCACATAGCTTCCTCCTTTCCTCAAAATGCGTCGTCGCCGCATAGCTTATCGCTCGCGCACGGCGTATACGAAAAGGCCGTAGCCTTGCCGTCTGATTGCGTCGCAGCTTCCGTGCTCGCGGCTGCGCCCGTCACGTTGATATAAGGGTGCGTACCGCTCTGAGCCATGTCCCAAGTTTCCGGGTATGGGAATACATATCCTGCCGCCTCGGGCATAGTCCAAACGATGCTGCCAGCACTACCGGCGACTGTGTTTTCCTGCGGTTTTGTGCCTGCCAACGGATATGGAAACAGGTAAGGCTTCGTGTCGCGTGCGTCGATAGTTGCGCTACCGTTCGCAATCATGCCAATCATATTCTCCTGCGGTTTCGTGCCCGTGAAGAAGTTGGCCGATGCCATGTCATAGGGGAATTTTGCAATAGCCTGCCCCTCTCCGCAGACAAGGACGATTGTGCTGCTTCCCACCGCCAGATCGTCAAGTACGCTCCGTACATTTTGAGCGGCGGAAATCGCCATGCGCGCCCATGCCTCGTTTGCGTGCGTCCATTCGCCCGATACAGTCACGCGAAAATGGAAGGGTTCGCCCCCGTACTGCCAGTATTCTTCAACCTCTACGCTGTCAAAGAATCCTTCAAGAAAATTGTATATCGCCTGCGGCGTGCCATAAGCGGCAAAAAGAGGCGTTGCGTCCCTGATCCATTTGCGCTTTACTTCAATATCCGCGTTGTAGTCATACAGGCACCCAAGTTCCCACGCCATTTCATCCAGCCGCCATTCCGGCATTTTTTCAACGTCTTGTAGGTTGTCAACGCCGGCCTGAATGGTGTCGCACATGATCTGCAACGCTTTTTCAATGGCCTTTGCCATAGCAAAACCGTTTTTATCTGCAAGCAGAAATTGCGGAAACAGATGCATTATGGAGAAATCAATCATGTAGAAATCACCGCCAGCGTAATCGTTCCCTTGCACCGTGTGTCCTCGGCTATCGGAGTATAGGTCACAGCACCGCCATCGAAATTGCTGTCCGGCCCCCATATAACGCGAATCGCGCCAGCCTGATAAAGCATCGCCATTAATTTGTCAGGATTGAATGGTTGGCCGATGATATTATCCTGCCATTCCTGATAATCGGCAACAGCGGTGGATAGCGCGGAGGCAATATTGCTTCCCTGCGCCTGCGCGTACTGTACATTGAGCGTATATGTCTTTTCTTTAGCCTTTTGCACTTGTACGGTATCGGTAAGGGGACGCACGCTCTGTGCGTTCAGGGCTTCGGTTACGCTGTTCAAGATAGCTTGTTCGCCCGTGTCGCTTGCGAGGATCAGATAAACGCCAACGATGCCTGCACCTAAATTCAGCGCTTTCGCGTCAATGATCTCACTGGTTACATTCTGCGCCACGCTCTCGTACTGATGTTCCGGTCCCGTCGTCGTATTGATAAGGCCATACGTGCGAATGCGCTCGCGGTATGTCTCGTCATCTTCCTCATCCTGTCCGCCTCTGGCGCTTTTTGTAACAAATACGCTGACCACAGCCGGATTCGGTGCCATGAACTGCATCTGCGTCCCACTGAGTAGCCCGTTTCCTGCGCCGCCCGTCTCCTGACAAATGATCTCCGCTTCAATTTCCTGTGCATATCCTGATTGATGCACATCCTCCGTCAGTAGATACATGCGCTCTCCATCCGCCGTGAGCGCCGTCCCTGCCGCTATCGTCTTAGATGTTCCGCTGGCACGAAATGTGATCTTGATGGTTCCAGTCGCAGCGTTGGCCGGGATGCGGATGCAGTTGCGCTTTTCGCCGTAGATGTCCAGATACTCCCCAACGGCGTAACGCAACGTGTCCATACGCAGCGCGGCATCTACGCCTGCAAATACTTGTGTAGTAATGGCCAGCACGCCTCGAAGCAGCATTTCCTTCTCGTCGCCGGGATAGAGCACATCTCCGCCCGCCTCCACATATGCCGCTATCATTTCGTTCCAGATTTCGTCTGGATCATACGTCAGATAGTGAATCTCCGTGTTGTCCAAGCCGCATCCCTCCCTTATCCCTCAATATCAATCTCAATGGTTGCCGTGATCAGGATGCTTCCATCATTACTCAAGCTGCATGAAGCGTCTACCACTTCAACATCCGGCTCCCAAAGCATTACGCGATCCAACTCCGGCAAAAGTTGTTCCTCAAACTCCTGTATGGGCAAATCGAACAGGGCAGGATCGAAACCTCTATACCGGTCGTAGGGCACCTCGCCCATTTTGCACATCAGTAGGTTCTTCGCGTTTTGCAGCGTTCGTGCAATAATCTCGTTATTGCATTCAAAGTCGATGGGCGACGGCTGGTTTGTAATTTCGTATTGTGCCATGTGGTCGTCCCCCTATTTTTTCTTCGCCTTGATCTTTGACTTGATCTTTGGCGAAGTTACCTTCTTGGTTGTCGTCGTTTTCTTTTTCGTGCTGGAAGATTGACTTTTGGCGGCTGTTGTCAGTTTTTTTATCGTACTCTGTGCCTTGGAAACAGTGCTTTTTATAGCTGTTACTACGCCTGTAACGGCGCCCTTGACTGCACTTACTGCATTTACAATGGTGTTCGTTTTCTTGGTTGTCGTCGTTTTCTTTTTTGTGCTCGTTTTTTTGCTGCTGGAACTTTTTTTGCTGGAACTGCTCGATTTTCCGCCCGAACTTCCGCTGCTTTCCCCGTCGTACTTGCTTGATTGCTTCATGGTAAGCTGTACCTTGCAGCTTACCCACACTCCTCCGCTTGCAATCTCCACCTCGGATACGTTTGCGTCCGTCAACATCAGTTGGCACGTTACCAGCTTCTTGCCGCCAATATAAAAATAGGCCGCTGTTCCTCGTCTTGCCTCGTCCACAAAAGCCAACGCTTCCTTCCGCACGTCGTTTCCGGTCAACGCGGAAAGAAGGATAGTAACGGAAACCTCGGCGGGCTTGCCGCTTTTTCGGTTGACGTATTTTTGACCGCCTGTTTCCTTTTCCTCCGTCTCGCTTGACCCTTTGACAGACAGGCCGGAAAAGCTGCGAATGATCGAAGGAGACACGGTAAACACATGATTATTCCACCGCCCGATTTCCGCCACGGTTCATCACTCCTTCCACGGAGCGGAGGCGGGGGCATACTCATTTTCCTGTTCGTCCTCGTCCACTTCCACCACCGGCAGAAGCAATTCCTCCGTCCCATCAAAAACGCTCGTTGTTGCAAGATGGGGATTGGCGTTCATTAAATCGCAAGCATACTTCTCATCGTCATAGATTTGCAGCGCAACAATATCAAACGTTTCCCCTGCGCTGCATTGGTACACATAACCGCTCCATTCAGCCATGTTGCGCCCTCCCGTCATGTATAGATTTCCACATCATCGCGCAGTTGCTTTTCTCTGAACCATTTGTCGAGCCGCGCCTTGTCCTCGATCAGTTTTTGCTCCACGCCGTTTGCGTCGTTTGCAATGATCGTGGGCGAATAGATAAGCTGGCGAGGCATGTTGTCCCCGCCAGCGTTCAGGCCGCCGTTGCGCTCGATCAATTCCGGCCATGTAAAACCGCTGGCCTGACGTGCCGCGTCCAGCAGCGACGCCGTGCGCTCGGAGTGTTCCTCCGGGATCGCCCACTCCGGCCCCGCCTCACCGAAAATGGAGGCTTCGTCTGCACGTCCGCCCTCGGCGAACAGGGAAAATCGTTTAGAGGATGCTCCTGTGGAACGCTGCGTAACATTGATCCACTGTGTAATGGGCGCGCTGAACACGCTGGCAATCGTGCTTTTCGTTGCGGTTGCCGATCCTCCGTCGCTTACATTCACGTCTTGTGAAAGCGGATCATCCATCACGCTCTGCGCCTCTGCGTGCGCCGCTTGTGCTGCCTCATCTGCGCCCGTTACGGAAGTTGGCACTTCCAGTTCGCCGCTTTCTGCGGGCATTTCCGCCACCACGTCGGCTACGACCTGCTGATCTCCCGCTGCCTCCTGCACAGCGCCTTCTTCCATCACTGGTTCTACCTGCGCCTGAATCAGATAATCGTCGGGGTTCAAATCGCCGTACATGAGCTGATAGGCCGCGTAGTAATCGCCGATCTTTTCAAGCCCCTTGGGAACTTCAATCGCGCTGAAATCGTATACCTCTTTCAGCCGTGCGACGATGCTGTCAATTCCGCTTTGAAAACCTGTGTCCGTCATGTTTCCGCTCATCAGATTTTCAAAGTCAAAGGAATAACCGCGCTCAATGGCGTCCCGCATATAATCCCACGCGAGTTCAGCCATGCCCCCGCTGTCTGCGTCAAGCGCCTCGGATTGCGCTCTCGCATCTTCGACGCTATAACCGTTCACCGCCGCGTAGCTGCTCGCCTGTTCGTCAGAAACAAGGCCGCCGTACCCGCTCAACATGCTCAGGTCGTACATGGCGAGAATTTGCATCAGCCGGTTCGCCGTCGCCGCATCCTCGGCCTGTTGTTCGGCGGTTTTGCCCTGCATGTCCTGCAAGGCAACGATGTCGCTTTGAATCCGCTCGTAGCCGCCCAGCGCGTCAACGTACCACCCGGCCAGTTTTGCCACCTGATCCCGATCCTGCTGGTCGAGTGCGCTGTAAGCATTGTAGTCGCTCTCTGTCACCGTGCCCTTCGCAAGTGCGCTGTCGGCAAAGCTGCGCAGGGCTTCCCATGTGTCGCCTAAGTCGCTGCTGCCAATCGCTTCCTCGTACAGCCCCATTGTAAACGGCAGGAAATTCAGGTGATACCCAGCAGCCTCCGCCTCCTGCTGCGCTTTGAGTTCGGCCAGAAGTTGATCTGCGTACTCTCGCGTGACGACAGTGCCATCCTCCAGCACCGTTCCATTGGCGACCTCGTAATCAAGCTGCGCCGCAAGTTGCCCGTATGCGTTGTCCTGCATCTCATACAGGCTTTCCATCACTTCTTCCTGCCGCTGCAATTCCATCTCGGAAAGCTCTTGCAGGCTGTCAAGCCCCATCGTCTGCGCTTTTCGTAGCAACTGCTGCTGCGCCGCATAGTTGTCTGCGTTGGTCTGCATCGCCATCAACTCGTTCATCTCGTCGAAGATGGCTTGTATATTCGCAACTTCCTCGCCCGTCAGTTTTCCGTCCGCAAAGGCTCCTGTCATTGCGTCGCGTAAATCCTGGCTCAATTCCTCGGCCCGGCTGATGGCGTTATCGTAGCCGATTTCGAGTATTTGGATGATGTGCGACCATGTGGAATTTCCCTGCGCCTCCTCAAGCCCTCCAAAGGCATTGGTAATGGTTTGCATATCGGCGGCATAGTTGTTCTCAATGCCGCTTACAATGGCCGCGTGCATCTGATCGCCGAGCGATTCCAGCGTGCTTATATCCTCATCCGTGAGCGTCGCGCCGGTCAGCATGTCGCTGATGATATTCGATTTGAAGGTTTCGCTGGCCGTCGTGTACTGCGTTACGGCTTCCTCCAGAGCCGTATTAAACTCGTTTACATCGGCGTAAGCCGTCTCGAAGCTGCTGCCCAGCGAATCTACATAGGCCGTCAGGCTGGTTGGGTCAAGTTGCAGATTTCCGAAATTGTCTGCAAAATCCGCTTCTTCGAGTTCTTTGAGCGCAGCAGCGGCGGCAACAAGCGCAGTTAGCCCAAGCCCGATCGCGCCGGTCGGCGTGAGCAGATAACCAATCAGGCGGAACGCGCCGCCCGCAAGCATCAGCCCCGGCCCAGCGGCGGCAATCACGCTGACGCCGGAAACCAGCGCGTCCAGCGTGGTTTCATCCATGTTGGATATGCCCGTCAATATGTCCGAAACACCGTCTACAAGCGGTTCAAGGTCATCGGCAATGTGTTCTCCAACCGTCGTCTGAAACTCCGTATAGGAGGCTTCCAGTTCGCGCAGCGCGCCCCCAATGCCGCCCTGCATGGTTTCGGACATACTTTCGGCAAACCCGTCCGAGTTCACGATTTGGCCCATGATTTCGTCCCATTCCTCGTCAGATATGCTGATGAGGTTCATGGCTGTCGTGATGCCGCGCTTGCCGAATATGCGCGCAAAGATATTATAGAGCGCGTTGTCGCTCAAGCCCTCCGTATTGGAAAGGAAAGCGTCGATGTCGCCGCCCGCTGCATTCAGCGCGCCGGTCAGTTCCGTCAAATCCTCCGAGTATTCCGCGCTTCCGCGCACGGTATCGCGCAGGGATTTGATAATTTCAATCGCCGGAAGCAGTTTCCCTTGGTCGTCATAAATCCGTAGTCCCTGCTCAACAAGGGATTCAACAGCCATCGCCGCCACGCCGTTGCTGTGATTTGCGGCGTATTCGTCGATCTCGTCCTGCGCCATGCCCAGTTGTTCCATCGCGTCCACGAGGTCGTCTACACTGCTGGACGGCGCTGCCAGCGAAAGCATGAAATTGCGCAGCCATGTGCCTGCCTGCGCGCCGCGCTGGTCGTGTCCGAACTGGCTCATTGCCGAAAGTATGGTGAGGATTTCTTCGCTGCTTGAGAAAAACTCGCCGCTGGCACTGCCCAAACGCATCATGGATTCGCCCAGCGTGTCGATGTCCGTCATGCCGATGGCCGCCGTCTTTGCCATCTGGTCGGTCAGCGTTTGGGCGTACTCCATGCCGTAGCCCATGCTGGTCAGGCTGGACAACAGATAGTCAACGGAATCGGCCAAATCAAGGTTGCCCGCCATCGCCAGATCGAGTACGCTCGGCAAAATCGCATAGGTGTCCTGCACATCCAAACCGGCCTGCGCGATCAGCAACATTGCCTCTGCGCTTTGCAGGTTGGTGTAGGTGCTCGTCTGCGCGATCTGCCGGTTCAGCGCGTCCAGTTCTGAGATTTCCGCCGCCGTATAGCCGCCCACCGCCTGCACCTCGCGCATGGTGTCGTCATAGCTGGCGTAGGTTTCAAGGCTTTCTTTGCCAAAGTCGATAATCTGCCGGCTGAGGCCGTTGATTTGGGTTCCGAGCGAGGTCAATACCTCGCCAATTTGTCCAAAGGAATTGTCTACCCGTCCGCTAAGGGTAATTATGGTTTGAAGCGTTTGCTGCGCCATATTGTCACCGCCCTGTCACTGCGGCGGTCTTATTCTCCGAACGCCGCAAGGATTGCTCCGTGTCCATCGTCAAACACGAAAAAGAAAACGCGGTCGCCAACGATGTACGTCGCGCCGCCGATGGCCGGAATTGGCGGGGTTATGATGTTGTCGCGCGTGTAGGACATTACCGTGTACCCGTCGTTCTCCGCTGTAATAATTCGCCCTCTTTCTATCTCCGCTCCATAGCCGTTCATGTTCCTCTCCCAATTTACTGCATTTTTTCCGTCAGTTCGATATACCGCTGTCCAAATTTGCAAGCGTCCAAGCACTCGCATTGCCGCTTGACCACGCACAAGCTCCGCTCGCCGTCGCAAAGATAGTGCTTAAATAGTTTCTTTGCCGTTATTTTTTTCAGATCGACGTGCTTTGTGCTCGTCCCGGTATTCATTCCGGTTCGATAACAGCCCGGCTTTACCGCATGATAAATCCGTGTCCTTCTATCGCTTGCCATGTAGCCGCCGCCTTATCGTATCGTGTCGATGCAGCGCGCCAGCGTTGCGGAGGTTGCCTTTGCTATGAAGTCATGCACCACTTCGTCAACAAGCCATTCTCCGCCAGTCTCCGTGGGGCTTTCGATGTCAATGCGCGTCATGGCGGAAATCCCTGCGTTAAACTCCGTCGAAATCGTCAACGTTTCCGCCCTGCGGTTGTTGGTCAGCAGCAGCCCGCGCGCCCATCTTCCTGCCTGCACGTCGTCCAAGGCCGGTAGGTCTGTCACTGTCATGTATACCCCGCTCGAAACGGCGTCGTCTACGGCGGAGCATTCTGCGTAGGGCGTGCGTATCGTTACGCCCGCCCATTTCGCATCGTTTCGTTTCATATGGGTTATACCGCTCTGCTCGGCGCTGATTTCGATGGTCTGATCGGCCTGCGCGGTCTGTATGGAAGAAATGGAGATGCCTGCAAAGCGGCTTCCCACCGTCTTGAAGGCAGCGCCCTCCCAGCGCATCAGCCGGTCGATAAAGGCGGCAGCTCCTTCCATCTTTCGCATAAGGAATGGATAAATGATTTCATCGTCAAAGCCAAATAGTCCGCTCCCCATGCCGCATTCCGATGCGCACGATGCCAGTAAATCCTTCAGGCTTATGTTCGCATAGGTCGCGTAGCCCTTCCGGCGCGCTGCGCTGGGAATGCTGGCCGCCAATATGCGGTATTTCCCATCTCTCGGAAGAATTGTGCTCAGATATAACGTACCCGTGTGATAACCGTCCATCGCGGCAATGATCTGGTCGTCCGTCTGCGGTTCCCATGCGTACCATGCGCCCGCGTGCTCCATTTCGATTTCAAGGCAGTCACACCGCCCTCCGGAAGTTTCGTGGTGTACGCATTTTGTGATGTCAACGCGATCTGCAATGTCAACGCCATTGTAATATAGTTCCATGTTTTTACTCCCAAAACGCAGGCAAGGGGAAGCGGAAGTTGGAATCCTAAGCCGGAAAAATCACTTGCGCTTCCCTTTGCCGCCGCTGTTTTGTTGTCTGGTTTTCAAAACATCGTGCAACGCGGACACGAAATCTCGAAACAGGTAAACCGGCATATCCATAAACGCATTGATCGGCGTGTGGCTCGCCACCGCAGCGTCGGCAATATGCCTTAGGTATTCTGCCTTACCGCCCGCGTTGAGGTTACGAGAAAAACCGTGGCAAGCTGCACCGCCTTTACTGCGTCAATCGCGCCGATCCTCTGCTTGATGTCGGTCGCGTCGATACCGGAGGTGACTTTGCCCGCCGCTGCCGCGAACAGGCAGAGCGCTTGCTTCTGGCTAATTTTGAACACATTGCGCGCATCCGCATCTGCATCCATCGCCTCGACGTATTCCCAGCCTGTCAGTTTGGAAAAGTCGTACTGTAATTCGCCAACATCCTGACTGCCCGCCCGGATGGGAGTGGACAGCTTGAGCGTGCCCTTCGTAACATTGTCCGCAAGGATTTTCTGGACCGCATCCATCTTGGCCGTATTCTCGCTTTTGCTCATGTTGTCGCTCATTTTTCTTTTCTCCTTTTGATTTTGCGGGCAAATGCGCGAACGCTCGCGCATTTGCCCGTTGTTTTGATAGATGATTCAATGGGCTTGCCGGGTTCGACCGTCTTTAGTTCAGCAGGCTTTCAACAGCGTTCGTGCAATCAACGCCGTTGAATTTAATTAGTCCCGCCATCGCGTCGGCAATGACCGTTACTTCGCCGTCAATTTCTTCCTCATACCGCAGCACGGAATATTTATCCGTGCTGCCGAAGGGATTGCCGGTTTCGATATTCCCCTTTTCGGTGGACTTGTGTACGCCCGTGACGCGCACCTTCACGCTCTCGTGCTCGATCTCGCCAGCAGCCACATTGTACCTCTGACGCACAATGCGCGTCTCGATAAAGTGTTTGCCGGGATTGGCGAGATACTTGCAATTCACGCCATTGTTGTGGCTGATGCCAAACTCCATTGCGTTCAGATGCGTGGTGTTGGGCATATCCACATCCATAGCCATGCCGGACGCCGAAATTGTCACGGTGGGATGCTCGACAGTTGGCAGGGCAACGCTGGTCACGTCCTCGGCCACGCGCTCGTTGTCAATTACTCGATGGCCTTCGACGTTGTTATATACTTTTTGCGGCATTGTTCGGTTCCTCCTTTACGCAATATCGGCGAAGTACGTCACAAAGCCATCCGCCGTCCAGTTCACAATCGCCGTCAGGCTCTTGGCAAGCGGCGTGGTCGTGACGTTGAAAGCAAAGGTGTAATCGCCGTTCATAATGTCGCTTCTGGCATCCGCTTCGGCGTTGAGATGCACTTCGCCATAGGTCAGCGCGCCAATCTTCACCAGCGCGTCAAGCCGCGTCTGTTCTTCTGCAACGATGGTCTTGATGTCATTGCTGGTGAGCGGCTTATCCACGTTGCGCGTGCGCCTGTGCTGGAAATCGTTACTGATGTAGTAGAGCATCATGCGGTTGGTTTCCGACACATTGATCTGGTCGCCATCGTCCTGACTGTAATCCGCGCTGTGGCACCCCCAAATGGCCCAGCGCCCGCCTACATAAGCTGCGGAAGCGATGCCGTTCTTGTTGAGCGTATTGTTGATGAGATAGTCGTCATATACGCGCCCCGTGGAACTTTCTCCGAGGTAGAGATTACGGATAATTGAGCACTCGGTATTGCTGGCTGTCTTATAGGGGATGCCATCCTGTTCGACAAGCAGGCTTTGGAGATTGGCGGCGGCGAGTACAGATAAGTGATAGATTTTCCCGTCTGTTCCCATTGCCAGAGGGAAGTAAACCGTTTCGTTGGGCCGGTTATAGCCATTCGAGTTCTTCCATGTGTTCGCCGTCGCCAGCGTTACGGCGGTCTGCGTATTGTCTACGATGGGAATATCTGCGAACATGTACACATCCCAATGGCCATTAACCTTTTCGCTGTTCTGCGCCATCGCGCTATGCACAGCTGGCAAAGACGAAAAGCCCGGAACCAACAGGAATGAGGGGATAAATCCAGTCTCCTGATATACGTTCTTTATGGCAAACAGGCCGGTATTCAGGCCAGCGCCGTCGCTTGCGCCGATCACGTCGTCCGAATCTACATCGGCAGGGTCTACGATGTCGTAAGTGATGGTAAGCGCTTCCGTGCCCAGCCCGCCAGCCGTCAGTTCCGCAATCGTAATGGTTTTTTTCTTATAGTCGTACTGTACTGTGTAGTCCGTGCCCTTGGTTTTGCCGGTCACTTCTACGGTGTCCAGAACAGCGTCCTCTGCATCCACAATGGTTACGCGGCCATTGGCTGGGGTCAGGCTCTTAGTACCGCTTGTCTCGCTCTTGTGTTTTGCGGGATCGAGTACGTTGATAAACACGAGCGGGCCGACCGCATTATTCTCGAAGTGCGCGTGCATCGCTTCACAAAGGGTGTACTTGTCCCATTCCTCAGAATAGCCGAAGTATTTTCGGGCCTCGGCAATGTTGTTCACCAGAATGGGCCGGTTCACATTTTCACCGCCGCCCGCAACGGTATGAACGGGCGCGGTTCCAACGTATACGATGGCGTTTTGGCTCTTGGCGGCTACCTTTGTTCCCACCGCTTGAATCTGGCCGTATGCGCCATGAAGGTAATCAGCCATGTATTATGTCCTCCTGTTCATTTCAAAAATTCTTCCAGTGCCGGATTAGCGCCCTCATCCACATAGCAGGAAAAGTCAGCATTGACAAATCCATAATAGATCGGGCGCTTGTCCACGACGTAGTTTTGGTCTGTATAGAGGCTGTACACGAGGGACGCCTCCTTCAAAAAAAGGTCGCTCTGAGGGATGAAGCGCTGCCCCAAAAGCTTTTGCACGCAATCATCCATCCAGTCAACCAGCGTCATAAGCCCTTCTTCCGTTCCTTCGACGAACAGGCTCATGTCAAGTCCTTCCTCCGATTCCGCGCTGTCTATGAATCCCGGAAGCCGTATGCCCGGCTCGTAAACGCTGAAAAGGATGCTGACCGAAAGGGTTTGCGCCAGTTCCGGCGGCCTGTGAACCCCGGAATAACGGTCAAAACGCTTTTCTTCAACGTACTTTGCATGTGAAGCGTTGGGCATGACGAGGATGCCTGGACAAACGCTAACCGGATCGTCCGGGAAGTAGCCGGAGGTGTCCGGTCTGGCGGGCTGCCAGCCGATGTAACACCTCGGCTCCTGACGAACAATCTTGGTGATGTCCATATTTGGCCCCGGCGCTTTCATTAAGCGTCCTTCGCAGAGCTCTTTTTCAATCCACGTTTTTAGTTTGCGCAGACGCTCCGTTGTTCGCATTTACTTCACCGCCTTTGGTTCGTTGCTCATAAGGAGGATGCTGTACATGCCCATATCCTCCTGTATTTGCAGTATCTTCATCGGCTTCGCATCGAAGATCACATGCTCGTTTGGCATGGCGCGTCCCGGAAAGCCCTCCACCGGCGTATACACCATCGTCTCCGTCGTGTTGTTGTCCCACGATACGTCCACAACGTTATTGTTCTTCCGTTTAAGGGCAACCTCATCGTCCGTCACGCATTGAAATCTACGGCCATTCCATGTGTGCCATTCGGCGAAATGGGCCTGATTCATATAAATCCGCGTGATGTCCTCGTGAATTCGGTCTTTCAGCGCCATTACGCATCAGCCTTTTCCTTTGCCGGAGATTCGGAACCTTTTTTCTCTGCGCTGGCTGTGCGTTTCTTTTCCGGGATGGCAACGGCTTTTCCCTGTTCGATCAGACGCAGACCATAGCTATTGTTCACCGTCGCTGTCTCGCCCGTTTTAACCATGCGCACTTTCATTGTGCTTTTCTCCTTCCTCTGCCGTTTTTCTTGACACTCTCGGCGGAAACAATACCATCCATTGCGTCGATCTCCGGCGCGTCAATAGTCTCAGCCTCCGGTGTGTTCTCCGGCGCGTCAACGCTCTCGGCCTCCGGCGTGTTCTCCGGCGCGTCAACGTTCTCGGCCTCCGGCGTGTTCATAGTTACGATCTCCGCTTCGGTTTCCTGCGCGCCCACACTCTCAATCGCTTTGAGCCGCAATAGCCTCTCACGCTTGTCGTCCGGGATAGGACGGTCAATGATTTCGCCGGGCGTGTACTTGCGCCCGGCGATCTTTGTATAGTGCTTTGCAACGTAAATCATTGCATACTCCTTTCCGAATCGTGCTTACAACACGTTCGCAACCACCCACGCATCCACATTGAAGGGAACGATGGTCGGGCAGCTCGTCAGCCGGTTCTTGATAGCGTTTCCGTCGATGCTGCCGTAACGAAGCGGCACTTCCTTCTTGATGTAAGTCTTGTGCTGCGCGTTCGCGCCCGTTTCTTCCACCTGCGTTACAGGCCCATGCGGGCATTTCAGCATCCCTTCGCCACCGGCAATCAACGTGCCGCTGGGAAGGATGGGCTTTACTATGCCGTCGTCGTCGGTAAATTTTCCGCTGAAAGAATACATCTCCACGCCGTCGCTGTTCCAGCCGATGAAGCGCACACCCTGTCCGCGATACTTGGTGTTGATCTCGCCCATGTTGATGTTGCGTCCATCAAACTGTTTGATATAGTTGCTGTTGGCGATCATTGCATCCGCCACATCGGGAGCCATCACAATCTTATCTACGATTCCAAGACCGTCATACACAAGGTCGTAAATCTCGCGCATGTCGCTGTCAATCGTTGCGCCTGTCTGATCCCACGGCGTATCAGGTGTATAGTTCTGCGTAAAGCCGTAGTCAGCGATCAGGGTAGTGTTCATGTCGCGTCCCTCGTTGGTGTAGCGGAAAACAGACAGTTTGCCAGTCAGAAGCACCTGTCGCGCCATCCACTCACGCCTGCGCTGGATCGCCTTGCGCATTTCCACAAGGTCGCGCGCCAGCATCTTGCGCTCGCGCTGCGCCGGGGTCATCGCGCCAAGAATTTCCTCGCCAAAGGCGCGCTTCTGAAGGTCGGGGTTGGTGATGATGCGCTCCGGGGCGATGGTGCAAAATCCGATCTCGCGGGTCTCGTAGCCCTGCCGTCCCATGAGCACGCCGCCCGTGCCGGGGTGTACCACTGGAGCCATCTGGCGGGTGCCCTTGCGAAAATCGTAAATAGCTTTGTCGTCCTCCACCGCACCCATATCCTGCACAAAGGTATCGTACAGAAAGGAATATTCGCGCTCCATCAGTTCGATGGCTGCAAGCTGTGCGCGGGTGCTATAAATATCAATCGGCATTTTCATTTCCCCTTTCTCTTTTACGCCCAAATTGCGTAAAGCGTCAGATCTGCATTTGCAATATAGTTGGCAGACGCCGAATAATCAGTGCCGCTACCATCAGAGGCGGTATTCCACTTGGAAAAAGCCTTGCTGTCTGGCGCGGTAAACGTGTTAGCGGCAATGCTGTAATTGCTGCCAATATCAGTATAAACCACCACATCGTCGCCGGTTCCGCCATTGGCTTTGTAAGTAATCGCGGCCTTGCCGTTGGCAAAGGTCTCGGCGGTGTCCATACGGTCGAATACAATGCCCTGACCTCGCAGTACGGCAATGTTTGCGGCGGAAAGCGCCGCGTCAGAAGCAAGTGTAACCTTGCCGTATATAAGGCGACCTGCGCGATACGCGCGCGCATCTTCTGCTACCGCCATGTTAGCGTTCGTATTAACGCTTTCATCAAGCACGACCAGCATGTTGCTGGCAGTTACATTACCGGTATTGGCAGGGGCGTACATGCCATTGTCCTTGCGATACATAACTGTGCCGCGTTTCACTGTGCCGTTTCCCGGTTCGCAAGAAACAGCGATGATGTCCGCGCCCTGCGGATCGGCAAGCAGATATTCTGGGTTGTTGGTTCCAATCACTTCATACAGGCTCATGCGCTATTTCTCCTTTCGCTTAATACATGCCGCCATCCACGCCTGTGCGGGCGGCTTTGGCATATTCGGCCATCTCCTTGGCGTAGTTGCCGATCTCCTGCTCAGGGTTTTTGCCCGTCGCATCTTCGGCGCTGCCGCCCTTTACGCTGTTGGCAGGCTCGGTTTCCACCTTGCGCTGGGCAAGGAACTGCTGTCCCTTTTCGCGCTGCGCTTTGACGATCTGCTTGTGAAAGTCCATAGCGCTCGTTCCGTTCTGCTTGGCTTCTGCGGCCATCTGCTCATAGCCAACCGGGGTCAGATCGTCGATCTCCTGCATCCGCGCTCGTTCCTGCTCGCCGCCCGCCTGCATAATGCTGTTATACAGCGCAGGATTCTCGCTGCGAAGCTGTTCAATGGTTACGTCCTTGATGTCCATTTCATCGTCCTCCTCGTTATTGCTTGTATGTTCAGGCGCGGAAACAGCGGCAACAACCGTCTTCGCGCTGCTGACCGGTTCGGCGGTGATCGCGGAGGGTACGTTTCTGTATAGCCCCTTCATCGCGTTCATCACGCGGGATGTGACACATGCGGCGACAATATCTTCTCCTTCATCCGGCTCCGGGAGCAGTTCGTTGCAGAATCCGTTCTGCACGGCTTCCTCTGCGGTAAACCACTTTTCGCCGTCCATCCATGCCCGTATCTGCTCGTCTGTATTCCCAGATTTTTTCGCGTAGAATCCGCGAATCGTAGCCTCGTCGTTGCGCAACCGCTGCGCGGTATGTTCAAAATCCGCAGCTTCGCCCCATGCCACCGTCCATGGATTGTGAATCATGTAGCTGCTGCCCGGCATGATCTGCACATTCGCGCCGGGCATTGAGGCGATCACGGTGGCAGCGCTGGCGCACAGGCCCTCAACGCGAATCGTGATGCTCTCAAATCCCGCCGCGCACAGGATGCCGCGCATAGCGATGGCTTCCCGCAGGATTCCGCCCGGACTATTGATGCGCAGCAGCAGTTTCCGCGCGCCGCCGTCGCGCACGGACTTGATCGCCTTGTCAAAGTCCGCCGCGCTCTTGTCCTCCTTCGAATACTTCCAGTCCTCTGGCATGTCGTTGATGATTTCGCCGTAAAGCATTATCTCCGCTTCGCTGCCGTCCGTGCTCATGCGCGGCTCGCTAAAGCGGAGGCGGAAAAAATCTCTATTCGGCATTGCTCCCATCTCCCTTCTTGCCTGTATTGTTTTCGCCGCCTGCGCCGCTTGCCGTATCCTCCAGCGCCGCAATCTCTTTCTTGCGCTGCCGGACGTTGGACAGCCAGTCGTTGCCGTTATATTCGCTGGCCTCCTGCTCCTGCGTTGTGATGTTGTTGGCGATGCGCTCCGAAGCCGCTTTGACCTCCTTGAGCGGATCGACGTGCCCCATGCTCGCACCCATCCACATGCAGCCGCACCATGCCTGACGGATAGCCGGATCGTCGAAAAAACCCGGTGCTTCAATGCGCCCGTTTGCTACTGCCTCAGAAAGCCATTGTTCGTAAATAGGCTGGTTAAAGCTGCTGTTGAACGCCGTCCTGCGCACGCGCACCTCGCGCCAGAAGTCCAGTAAAGCGCCTCGGGCGGCGGTGTAATTGCTCTCGTACTTCTTCACGAGAACTTCCTTGGGGATTCCCATGCTCGCGCCGATCAACGTCTCCATCGTAGATACAAAGTTTTCAAAGGCGCTGTTGTTGCGGAGTGGGTTTAGCTCCTGCACCTTCTTTCCGGGCGGCAGGGAATAGATCGCGCCGGGCGCAAGCTCTAATTTCAGTTCGTCGTCCGTCACCTTCTCGTCGTCGTTTACAGCATCCTCCATGCCGAATTTTCCGTCGTCCGAATCGCTCACTACAAAAGCCGTGAGCATGGAGGAAACCACATTGGCGGCAAGCTCGCTTGTAAGATAGCGGTCGAGTTGCTTAATCTGCTCGATCTGTGCGGCAACAAAGGGAATGCCTCTGCGCTGTTCCGGCCTCTCCACGGTCATGATGTGCAAAATATTGGGGTAACCTGTGTCCTTGCCGATGGCCTCAATCGCCTGCCACTCCACCGATTGCGTGCTGTTCTCCATAAGGGGATGGCGGTTGGCAATGTGATAGCGGATTACAGTCCCCTCACGGTCGATCTCCACGCCGTCCACAATGCGTCCGCCGCTATCCGTTTCAGTGCTCTCGCTCTCTCCTTCCTGACTGTCGGGCGTGCTAATCCGGTCGGCCTCCAAGATACGGATGGTCGTAGTATATGGCGTGCGTTTGTTTTCCTTCATGCCGAATAACACAAATACGTCGCCACTTACCAATTCGCTCAAAAACGCAAGCTGTTGCAAGCCGTAGAAATTCTGCTGCCGCTCTGCGTCGCACATCGGATTTTCCGCCCACAATCGAAATTCGCGCAAGGTGTTCTGCTCCCATTCGTCGCGCGCCTCGTCCGAAAGCCCCAGCGCGTCGCCGTCGATCTTGGGCTTGGGCTGGATGCCCCAGCCGACTACGTTTGTCGTCAGTGTCGCCGGGCCGCTGCGTGCCAGCCCACCGCCCGCAAACAGGTCGCGTGATCGCTGGCGCAGTAGCGAGCCGTGCAGGTCGATGTCATCCTCGGCACTGCCGCCACCTACAATCCACCCGATCATGCTGTTCAGTGTAGTGCTTGCGCCGTGGTTTCCGTAGCCAGTGGCCGCCATGCGCGTGTTTCCCGTACCCCTGCCCGTCTTGGACGGATTGCCGTCTCCTGCCTGTCGTTCCCGTAGGACGCGATTTTGGTATGCACGATTTGCCCGCTCCGGGGAAAACAGGAAAAGCACCCGCTCGTGTAGTTTGGGTTGTTCCTTGCTCATGTGTTTTCACCGCCTTACAAGTCGCGCGGCACCACGCGCGCAACGCGCGTTGTTCTCACCGTTCCGCTCAATCCTTCCACCACATCGCTGAAATACTCGATGCGCTTTGCCACTTCATCGAGGTCGAAGGCCGTAAACTCGCGCGATCCCACGCGATAGGCTTTGGCCTGTCCGCTTGCAAGGGCGCGTTCGCACGCTTTCCAGAGTTCAAGGTTTTCTCTTGCTTCTGTAAGCGTATATGCCGTCTTGATCGCCATGCGTTTCTCCTTTCTCGCGGAAATCCTGCGTCATATCTTAATTCCGCTGGATATGATACGTTTGCGCTTTCTACGTTCTGCCTGCGCCTTCGCAATAGGGATTTCCTCGCTTTCACCGCGCAAAGCGGCTTCTATCTTGTCAAAGTTCCAGTTGAAATATCGGTATGCAGCCAACGCATAGTTGCGCATATCCAGCGGTTCGTTGCGTTCGTGGGTCTTTTCCCAAACCACAACGCTCTGTCCGGCCCGGCGATGGATCACCTGTTTTTCCGAAAGCAATCCGCGAAAATAATCCATGTCGTAACCGCATCGGTAGTCAATGGGAAAGTGCATGTATTTCGGCCCCGGATTTTCAACGCCCGTTGCGTATAGAATGGCCTCTTTTCCCGTGTCAACGCCAATCATAAAGCCGTATGCCCCCTTATAACCTGTTCCGCTTTTCATCGGGCGCACATATAATTTCCCTGATCCACCCTCGCCCTTGATCGGCCATATGCGGCGCATATGCCGCCTTGCGCATTCTCGGTAAACATCCTGCGTAAAGTGGCCGCCGCTGTCAATGAAGGTTGCCAGCACGCGCATAGCCATGCCGTTCTGCATTTTCCACTCCCTGTCCAACAGCACGTCAACTTCTTCCCAAACGCCGGGGCTGTCAGCACGTCCGGGTATGATTCCCCGTTCGATACCCCAGCTCTGTTCGTGCCTGTCCCAGCCAACCACCTCGTATTCAAGGCGGTTGTCCTGCGTGTCAATACCCATCGTCAGCACAAGTACGCCCGCAGGCACTTCCGCATTGTAGTGTTCACGCCGGTCGTACAGCTTTTCAGGCGCGCCGCTTCGGTCGCGCATCTCCCAGCTTTCGCCGAGCATCGTATTGTGAAACACTTTCAGTTTTTCCGGGTCATCCTTGGCCTGCAAGAAGCTGAGCGCAATTTCCTTCCAATCTGACCACGGTGACATAAAGGCGTTAAGACGAAAAGAGCGCACGCCATTTTCAAGCGCGCGCTCATTCTTGATTACCCATTTTGCCGGGCACCGTTTTGCGTCATGTTCCGGGGTTTCCCGCTCACACACCGGGCACTTCCACCGTGCGTTGCGCACGATGTAGTTGATCTCCCCGTTTTCATCCTTAAACTTTTCCCGGTCGAACTTCACGTCGTCAAACCGTATGAAACTGAATTGATGGCAATGCGGGCACTCGGTATGCCATTCCTCCTGCGTACCCTTCATGTAGGCTCTTTCAATTTTACTCACGCCCTTTATCGTCGGTGTGGAGGTCTTTACAATCTTCCGATTGTGCCGGTAGGTTTCCGTTCTGCGCTCCGCAAGCTCTATTGGGTCGCCCTCGGTGCCCGCGCTGGCGGGGAAGCGGTCAATCTCGTCTAAAAAGATATATCGTACCGGCTTGCTCGCAAGGTCGCTGGGGCTGTTCGCGCCAATGATTGCAAGCGACCCTCCCGGAAATGTTTTCATGGTGATGGTGTTGGCCGCGTCGCGCCCCTTGGCTTTGTAAACCTTTTCGCGCAGCGCTGGACAGGCCGCAATCATGGGCGCGATTCGCCGCTTGGAATAATCCTCCGCCACCTTGTCCGTGGGCTGCACATACAGCATCGGGCCGGGGTCGTCGTCAATCGCCCTGCCCATCATGTTCAGTTCGATTTCTGACTTGCCCACCTGCGCGGAGGCCATAATCACAATTTCGTAGATGCCCGGTTGTGTAAATGCGTCCATGATCTCGCGCTGATAGGGCGCGCGGTCTGTGCGCCACGGCCCCGGTTCGCTGCTGCTCTCCGATACCAGCACGCGGTTTTCATCCGCCCATTCCGATACCGTCCGCGCCTTAGGCGGGCGAAACATGGCATACGTCGCACGCAGGAGTTCGGATAAATCCATTTTATCCCTCCTGTTCGTCCTCCGTTTCCTCGGCGCTTTCCTTCATCGCCTCCTGCGGAAGCGGCGTATCCGCTATATTCGTGAGTATGTCGCGCACCTCCGCGTCTATAATGCTTGAAATCACTTCGACGTTATCCATCATCGTTACCTGCGGCGCAATTTTGGATGGTAGACGCAGCATATTTTGCGTTACCGTGCTGGCAACCGTCGTCCACAATTTGCACACTTCCTGCACGTCCACCAGTTTTCCTTCAAGGTGCGCAACCTCAAGCTCTGTCTTTCGTGTTTTTACGCGCTCATGGATGGCCTTCACCTCATCCAGCGTCGCGTCGTCCGCCGTCTCAACATCAACGTTGTATTTCACCCATCGCTGCACAAAAATAGCGAGGTCGTACTTTCCGCCCTCGCCTTTTACGAATAGCTTTCCGTTCGCAGGCAACCCCGTGTCAATGTCATGTAGCCTACGGTATGTGTACCCTGCGATGCTTGCAAGCTCTTTTTTGGTAAGCTCAAAACTCATGGTGTCACCTGCACCGGTTGATGATGAAATTGTGTTCCGCTTCAAGGCGTTTCATCAGCATATCCAATATATCCTTCTGCACGTCATCCTCGGAGCGATTCAGCGGCATTTGCGGTACGCTAATACCGGCAACGCGGGCAATAGGAAAGCGCTCATCCGTTTTTCTCGTGAAGGTTATGCCGCCCAAACTTGATCCAAGGTTTCTAAATGGCGGATTTCCACCCTGATGGCTCATCTCGCTGGGCATCGTGCTTCGCTGACCTTTCAATATCTGCGCAGAAATCTTATACTTTCTATTTTTCGCATTCCAGCCGTGCGCGCCGCCGCTTGCGTTAAAGGTTCCGCCGACCACGCCGCGAGTGCCCTTGATGGGAATGCTGCAACTCACGCCCAGCCCTCCGCCCAACGTTGTGTTTGGGCTGCCGACTTGACTTCCAATCCACGATGGCTTGACATTGTACTCTTTTGGCAGGTCCTTTTTCAAAATTGTTTTGACGTGTCTGCCGGTCCTGCTAAACGCGCGGTACATCAGCTTTTCAAATTCGGCTTTGGTATGCACGGCACGCAGTTTTTCAATTAGCTGCATCGCGTCGCTTACATCCACGTCGAGATATATGCCCAGTCTTGACATCCAAAGCCACCTTCCTTACAATCTCCAAAATGCAAAAATGGCAACGGTTTGTTTCCGTTGCCCAACTCTTGCGACAATAGCATTATAGCATGTCAAGGGTCGTGAATCAAGTGATTTTGGCATTTTCGGAAAAATTTTCCATGATATATCTCTCGCGCCAAACGACGCTTTGCATATCCTTTGCTCGCTCAATAGCATTTCTTGCCCTGTTAAACCCATATTCCGTCATGTTGAGTTCTCTCCTTACAGTCACGGGCGGCAGATCATCCACATATAGCATCACAACAAATGTACGCATCGTCCGGCTGGGTATGCTGTTGATAATCCTTTCGGCAGCTTTTAACTCGCGCACATAAGCTTGCACTTGCGCTTTGTGATCCTCATTCAACCCGCTTATGGCTGCAAACGCCGCGTCAAAGCCGCTGGGCTTCCCCTTGCCGCCCGGCATTCCCGTAATCCGCGCCGTAGTTCCAAACATGCGCTCATATTGCCAAATCATGCGCTTTTCCAGACTGCACACGTCCTGCATGATGTACAGCACGCGCGATAGCAGGATAACATCTCTGTTTCTGATTACGCGCGGCTCCTGCGCGCCCTTTCGCTGATCCTTCATATCCATCCCTCCCTGACGTGTAGGCGTTTTTGCTGATTTCAAATCGTCGAAGACGCTTCCGAAGGACGCAGCAAATCCACCTGCTGTCTGAAATGCGCGAACGTTCGCGCATTTAACTGATTAGGAAGTTTTGCCAAGAGCAAAATCATCCTCATTCTCGCTTGGATGCCACGGACAGTAGTTTGTATGGCTTTGATTATCGCATTCTGCGCAAACGGCCTCGCCATCCAAACATCCATTCATTCCGCGCAGATCGCACGTTGCGCATAAGCATTCCCGGCAATGCATGTCATTCTCGCTGTACATGGCCGTCCTCCCTTGGGATTATCCCGTTTGTCCGCATGCCGCGTATTCGTTACACACAGCTCCGGCAGATTGGCTCTGACGAGGGCTGCCGGAATCGGCGGACATACGGCGTTTCCGCATCTGGCTACCTGTTCCGATTTGGGATAGGGTTTCCCATCCGCGTCCACGTCGATGATGTAGTCCTCCGGGAAACCCTGCGCGTCAAACAGTTCTCGCGGCGTCAGCATCCGCAGGCCAATGTCCACGATCCGGTAATCCTGCCCGTGTACCGTTACAAGCGCCATCCGGTCTTTCACGGTAATCGTCGGGGCAGGCCGGTCGCACGGAACGGCGTTCTCACCGTTGCCGTAGTATTTGGTTAGGAAGGCGCACACCTCGCCGAAGTGGTTGCTTCTGGCGGTCATTGTGTTCAGCGGCTCATTCATCGCCTGCCCATCGCAGTTGTTGTTGAACTGTGTAACATATGCCGCGCATACCGCATTGTGATCTATTGCTGTTACTGTCGGCAGGGGATTGTCTGCCGCGCTGGCCGGGCAGGTATTGCCACCTCCATAATACTTGCTGATGAAAGCGGAAACCATGCCATAACGGTTTGAGGTGTCAAGCGTCATGATCGGCTTATCGACCGTCTGGCCGCGTACATTCTCGCTCTGTTCGCTGTGGTACTGGATCATGCTCGGCGCAATCAGCATGTGATGGCCACCAGAATGATCGGCCTGAACAACAAAGGGTTTCGGATTGTTCACCACAAACTTCATCAGCCCGCGCGCAATGCGCTTCATGGTGTTCTCGGATAGCGGGCGTACAGACCGGATGCCATACTGCTCCATGATTTCTTCGCTGCTGGCGAAGATCGACGGGCAGGGAAGGTCAAAATCCAGTACATCTGCAACCGGCACCCACGGCTTTTTCAAGCCTGCCTGTACCTCAATGCTGTCCGGCGCGGCGTGCGTCGGCTCCGGCCATACAATCTTTTTCCCATCACACCGGGCGATCAGGAAAAACCTCTTGCGGATCGTCGGCGCGCCGTAGTCGCAGGCACGCAGCAGCCGATGCTCCACATGATAACCCAGCTTTTCGAGCTGACCCACAAAGCGCCGGAAGGTTTCGCCCTTATAGCGTGGATCGGGCCTGTTCTTCTCGTCCAGCCGCCCCCAATCCTGAAATTCCTCTACGTTTTCCAGCATGATAACGCGAGGATGCACGGCCTTTGCCCACTTCACGGCTACCCACGCGAGGCCGCGAATCTTCCTGCTGACCGGTTTTCCGCCCTTGGCTTTGCTGTGGTGTTTGCAATCCGGCGAGAACCAGGCAAGCGCCACGGAGCGGCCTGCGCAAGCCTCCACCGGATCGACTTTCCAAACATCCTCCTGATAGTGCCTCGTCGCCGGATGATTGGCCCTGTGCATAGCGATAGCCGCCGGATCGTGGTTAATGGCAATGTCCACGCTTCGCCCAATGGCGATCTCAATTCCGGTGGAAGCGCCGCCGCCACCAGCGAAGTTGTCAACGACGATTTCATTCATGCTTCTGTACCTCCGGCGGCATCATGCCCGCGTCCTCGTACATCTTGAGCCTGCCGCGCACATGGCCGAATCCAGACAGTGCAGCATAGACCGTGGCAACGGGACAGCCATCAAACACGCAATCGCAGAGCATTTCATCTTTGGCTTCATTGGTCATGCAGTCATAATCCGGCATCTGGCACCCGCGCTCTTTACAGAGCATCAAGCAGAAGTCAGTAGTTTTCATTCCGTTATCGCCATGCCGGATGTACTGCCACCCCTCTTTGCAGTAAACCATGCTTAACATGGTTGCGAAGTTCGATTGCGGATTATCGGTCGTAAACTTATTCATTATGCCTCACACCTCCCACGGAAATTCCTGCCGGAAGCCATCGCCCATCAGGTCGCGCAGACTGTCTTTCATAAAGACTGGTGTTCCGGCTTTCTTCGCTGCGCGGACAATTTCATCAACCCATGCTTTCCGAGGAGCAACCTTGTTCTTTCGGTTTCCCGTTTCAGCGCCAACGATAATCCACTTTACCTTGCTTGCCGGGTCAATGCCATCGTCGGTCAAATCCTTAAACGGCGCAAGGATCGGCTCGATGCTCACGAACGTATTAAGTTCGTTGTGCCAGAAGAACGGCATCTCTGGAGTAGTTGCGGTGCTGCCAAACCAGAAGTTCGGCTGATCTTTCGTGATGATGCCATTGGCAACCAGCTCCATATACCGCGCAGGATTCTTGGTTAAGAACAAGTACCGATGCTGCGGCGCGGCGTCACAAGCCGCGATAACCTCCCGAATCCATTCATCCGGCACCCACTCGCCGAACAGGTCGGCCATCGAGCATACGAAGATATTGCGCGGGCGCGTCCAGCGCGCAGGTTCTTCGAGGCGGTAGCGGTGGAATGTCGGTGTAAAATCGAACGGATATGGCTGGATTTTTCCAGCGTCAATTCCAATATTTCGCACCGGCTCATCGAGAACCGGATACTTCGTAAAAATCGGCATCAGGTTTGAACCAAACCGCTCCGCAATCCTTCGCGCATAGCAGTATTCACAGCTATGTAAACATCCACTCACCGGATTCCATGTGCTGTCACACCAGTCTATTTTAGTATTTCTCATCATCGAGCCCCTTTCACTATATCCAGAAACCCAATCTGCACATCAATCACATTTTTCATGACATCGCCTCCAACAGCCTTTACCGAGCGATACGGATAGAGTGGGCAGCTTGGAATGTTGCATCGCTCTACCAGTGTCCGCGCGTTCCCGCTGCAATCCATGCACTTTGCGCGGATCGCAACCAGAAGGGCATCAGGGGTTGGGCGCTTTCTTTTCACGTCTTGCACCTCCGTTATCGAAAAATCCTGCCCGTAGTTCTGTCGCGTATCTCTATACGCGCCATCAGGTCATATCCCGCAAGGTCAATGGTCGTCTTGAGCGTCTTAATCAGCGCGTTCGTGCGCCGTTCCAGTTCTTCGTCGGCCGCGGCAATACTCAAAAAAGCAGAGTGTGCTGTTGGATCGGCGTACCCTTCCGCGTTGTACTTGGAAACTTTTGTCACCATCCTTCACCTCGCGTCCTTGTCAAAATGGCAATTCATCATCCACAGGCACAAAGCCATCCGACCCGTCAAGATGTGGTTGCATCTGCTGCCGGTTTGCTGGGCTTCCAAGAAATTTTACTTCTTCGGCCACAACCTCGGTTGTGTACCGTTTTCCGCCATCTTGGGCAAGATAGCTTCTGGTTTGCAAACTGCCACGTACCGCGCACTTGCTGCCTTTTCCGAGATACTTTGCGCACAATTCACCGGTCTGCCTCCATGCAACTACGGAAATAAAGTCAGCTTCGCGCTTTCCTGTCTGCGGATCAGCAAAGCGGCGTTGAACCGCAAGCCGAAAACTGCATCTCGTCGCCCCTCCGGTCGTTACGGTTGTCTTAGGCTCATCGGCAAGGTTGCCAATCAAAATAACCGTGTTCATTTGCGCCTCCTTTCGGAGGACAAGCTGCTATCAGGGCTTGTCCTCCCACGTTCCGTCCATCAACTCCAAGCGTTCTTGCCCTGTCGCAAGCGCCGCCATTTTGGGATCGCGCATCATAGCCTGCAACGACAATTCTATCTGCGTATCACCGCGCAAATGGTTGGTCTTCTCCGCGATTGCGTTGTATGCCTTTTTCTCCCATTCCGGCATACCCTCAAAACGAAATTCGCAACAAGCGGTGCTTGCCTCGTAGTAAAGCGCCTTGCATTGTTCCCTGATTTCGGCAACCGTCGGCATCCACTTGCTCTTGCTGATAACCTGCATGGCCGCAAGCGTGACGATATTCGCGTCAAGGTCTTGTAGCGTAAATGCCCATGTGTTCAAAAGCAGATACTTGTCCTGCTGGCTCATGCCCTTAAACGCACTGCTGTAATTTGCCTGCATCAGCGCAAGCAATTTATTCACCTCCTGCTTCGTCATCATCTCGCCTCCCACGGAAGCGGCACAAATTCGTCGTCGCTTATGTCCTCGCTGTTCAGATCGACGAACCCTTCACACTCACCGCTCGGCGCGCCTGCGAATCTTTCTCTGCGCTTTGCGTCTCTATCTCCATTTCCTTTCCCTTTTTCTGTTTTTGGGTTTACGTCTGAAAACGGTTTATATTTAGGTAATGGGGGCGTGTTAGGCACATCGTTGGAATCATTGTTGGTATCATAGTTAGGCACATCGTTGGAATCATTGTTGGTATCATAGTTAGGTACATCGTTAGGTACGTTTTTGTACCCAACATTCACGCTCAAATAGCACAGCCGGTAGCTGGGGTTTCGCTTGTTCTTCATTCCCGGTATGAAGTCGATCAATCCGCGTTGCTTGAGGCTGTTGCGTAGCGTGTCAATCGCCCTTTTGTCAAGGCAGCAGTACAAATTTAACTCGCCATTCGATACGGGAATAAACCCATCAGGCCAATCGTATTCCTTGGTCTGCTCGTTGTACGTCGCCCGGTCGTTGGCGATGTAAAACAGAGCTATCCAAAGCATACGCTCACGCATGGTCAGGTTGTTATTCCGCGCGTATCGCATGAACAGGTTAAATTCGCTCACGAAATTTACCTTGCTCATGGTGCGCTCCCTTCACAGGGATCGCCGTCCTGCCCGTTGGGGCATAGGTCGATCCTCACTATTTTGCTGCTGCGACCGACTTTTCCGATTTGAGATCGTTAAAGCCGTCGTTCGGCCTCGTACTCCGGCCTGTGAACGCTTCGATCAGTGCTGAATCCGTCCGGATAGCGGGCTTTCAGCTTGGCGATATTGTGCGTCGCCACATCTTCAAGCGTTACGCCAAGCCCCGTTGCCACTTCGACTACATACCACAGCACGTCGCCCAGTTCGTCAAGTATGGCCTCGCGGTCAAGCTCGTGCCCCTGAAACAGATACTTTTTCAGGATATCGCATACCTCGCCGCTCTCACCGGCCAGCCCAAGGCAACCGTTCTCAATCTTGTCTGAATCGCTGCTTGTGCTGCTTGTCCGCTGTGCCAGTGTTTGATACGCATTCAGTCCGATCAAAACATCGCTGCGTCTCTTATACATTTCCGGCAGCAAAATGTTTTTGAGCAACCGGATGAACGTAAAGGCTTGCGCGGGATATTCGCGCACAACGTATTCCTCTGGATCGTCCACGCCGATTTCGTGCAGCGATTTGATCCAACCGGCTTCCGTAAGGGCTTCGATTCCGTTTACGACATCCACCGTTGCCCGATGCTTCGGCTGAGGGTGGAAGTCTACAAAAAGCAGTTTGCTTTCGGAAAGGCTGAACTCCGTTTTCTTTGAAAACTTTTCGAGCAGGTATTCTTCGTCGGCCAGCATGTCCAGACAGAAGTCTCGGAAGCTCTCGTGCTTGTCCATCGGCCAGCGATGAACGTAATCCCCGCAATCCGTTTGCGCGTAAATGGCGTATGCGTCGTAGTCGATCAGTATATCCGCCCATGTGCAGCCCGCATATCCTTCGTCGCCAGCCTCCATGCGGAATATATATTTTTCAATATTCCCATATTGTTCAACCCGTATCTTCATTTCCATCCTCCGTTCAAATGCGTGCAAAGCGCGCTGACGATATTGATAACCCATGCCTTGCGGCGCTTATGCACCATCCATACCCGCAGAGCGTTCAGTTTCATCCAAATCCGTCTGTTCAGCCTCATAGCGCGCTCGCGCCTCCCTTACGCAGTCACGAACCAACAGCGCGTCGCTCCACATGCCGATCTGACTCATGGCGACCGCGTATTCGTGCTTCGGTATCTCATGCAAGGCGCTTACACCGTATCGCGCAAGTACGCTTTTGCGGATTGCATTGCCCAACTTCTTCACTGCCCGCATATCTTCGATCTCTCGCTTGAATAGCAGTTCGCGTGCTCGTGCGCGGATCGCGTCGTTCATATAGCGCACCTGCTGGGGCGTAACCAGCGTATTCAGCCTGATTTGCTTTTCAAGGGCTTCCAGCCGGTCGTTTTGCACCTTCTGCGCGCCCGCAAGCTGTTCAAGCGCCTGCGCGTTGTGTTCAAGGAGTTTGCTCATAGTTTCCACAATCGGCCCCATCATCTGCTGGATGATCGCGGGAAGCGCCTGCGCCTGCTCCGGCGTGAAAACAGTCAAAGAAGTTTCATTCTTCGCCATGAATCTCAACCTCCTCGAAAGCGATGGTATTCATCGCCGCTCTGGAACCGGCAACCCATCCCTCCACTGTTCGGAGCAATTCGTCATATGCGTTGCGTTCCGAGAGCGGCATGATGGCGAAGGTGCGTGCCATATGCGGCATACGGGCGCATACGCCGATAAACTGCCGGACGGCAGAAGCAAACACGTCCACCGTCAACTGGTCGGAGGGGGCGCGCTCTGCATCGCCCTTGGCAATGGTGCTTTGCAAATTCAAAAGCTCCGCCTGCGCGCGATTGCATTCCTGCTGCGTTTCGTCCAATAGTTCCGCGCTCTCCCGCAATTCCCGCTGCGCTTCAAGCAGCTTGCGGTTCGCGTCGTTGCGCTGTTCCAGCAATTCCCGCTGCGTCGCGCCAACCCGCTCAAGTTCCAGCCGGTAGCGTTCAAGTTCGCGGTCTTTGCCGTTCAGTTCCTCGATCACATCCACAGGTACTTCCGGAGGGCGGTCGGCCAGTTCTTGCACGCGCGCCTCGGCAGCCTTCCGCGCTTCGCGTTCCTGCGCAATCTCCTTGTTGGCCTGTTCGCGCACGCGCTTGACGGCTTCTTCAACCTCTCGGCTGCTCATGGCCGAAACATCGTTATTGGCCATGAAAGCATCCTCTGTGCCCTCCGGCAATGCCAGCATCTTATACATCTTGCTTTTCTCTACGCCCGCAAATGCAGGCTTATCCCCGAAGCGCGCGTAGATCGCCATAAGCTGCTGGGCGCTGCGCACACTCATTCCGCTGTTGCGCTGTACCCACTCTCCCCATTCTCCGTGCGGCACCTGCTTCTTGGCCTCGGTAAAAATCCGTCCAAGGTTTAGCATGTTCATTGCCATGCTCTCGCTGTAAATCCGGGCTTCTTCTGCCAGAACATGAATAGGGGTCAATCCTGTTGTCTGTGTATTGGCAAGTTCGTTCATTGCGCTATCTCCTTTGTCGCCGTCTTGCACTTCGGCGGCATTTGTGGTAAAATAGCAATGGGATTTGATGCAACCGTGCGGATTTTCCCACCGGCTGTGTTTGCGCGAACAAACACAGCCACTTTTTATTGCATATGTCGCGGAATTTGACAATTCCAAGGGATTTGGCGAATTCACCTCAGCGCCTTGTTGTTTCCCGGTGGGGCGGGCAAGGTTCGCCAGTCCATAATCCCACTATCGTACATTACCTGATGCCATCCCGTTATGCGTATACCTTCATGGGCGTGCCGAACGAGGACGCAACCCTGCGCGTCTGCATCCTCCGCTTTCGGCGTGCGAAGCGTCTTGGGAATCCATGCTTGTGCCGTCAAGCGGATCGGCATCCAATGGCTGTGAAAACGGTTTTCTGTCACGCGATCCCAGCGTGAAAGCATCACGCCCTGATAGGCGTGCCACACGAAAACACGTCCTTCCTCATCTGCATCCGCCTCGCCGGGCAGCGCATCTTCACAGGAAGTCCACTCCATTGCCGCCATCTCCGTTTTCCAGTCCAATGTCTATTTTGATCCCGCGCTCTGCGTATGCCGCCGCCCATTGCCGCTTGATTTCTTCCGTGCAATGCGCCGCCGCGTCTTTCCATGTTGGGAATCGCCCGTTCTCCTGTCTGAATCGCATCTGGTAGTACAAGCTATCCCTGTTATGGGGAAACTCTGCCGGATGATCTGCCGCGCAAATCGGGCATTTCCCCGGCCCCGGTGGTAAGATACGCATGTGCTCAATCCCAAACTCTCGAACCTTCACCTCGCTTCACCTCCGATCTTTTTGAATTGCCCGTCTCTCCGGGCTGTCCCGCAAGCCGTGCTAAAAGGGCCTTGCGGTTGGCCACTCGCACTCGCACGGTAAACCCCCGTATCATTCCGCCACATACTTTTCGGGGTAGCTTCATCGCTGGCGATCACCCAGCGGCGGTGGCACGCTTTGCTGGCGGGAACGAGGGGCATCGAACCACCATTTTCTCCACTGGCCGCGCTGACATCGAACGAATGGCTGGCCTTGTGGTATACCCGATCCAGACGGGCGTTCCCATGCAGTGCCCGTCTTTCCGGGCTGCCAAACGGAGACAACTGCCTTTTGATTGACCGTTACAACCGCAATGACGCCATGCAGCTTGTGGGGCTTCGTTCAGGACTTCCTAAAACCCATCCGTCTGTTCAGTGTCGGACGGCCATTTTGCACCGCGCGCGTTTGGGAATCGAACCCGCGTGCTTGGGGAATTGAACCCCGCTTCATGCCGCCACGGCTCCAAGCCTTCGCCCTGTGTCCACGGAGCATTGGTGCGGCGTGCCGGAGTTGAACCGGCAGAAACGGGTAAAGCAGCCCTGCCCCCAAACCCTGCACCGCATGTTGCCGGTCTTTCCCGGCTGCCATCGGTTGCCGCAGAATACCGCACATAACCGAAAACATGGCTCGCATCCACACCCCTGCCCAATTTTTATCGCAAAAATTGATCTCGGTGGAAAGAGTGTCCAAAGCGCCGGTTTTTCGTTGCCCGCCGTCGCGGGGCGGCCTCAAGGCAGTATGAGGCATGCTCAACCGAAAAGCCCTTGTGAAGCGGATGGGAATTGAACCCACGCTGTGCTCCTGCATATGCAGGCCGCACACCCTTCCTTTGAGCCGCTTCGTAGTTGGCACAGGTGTGCAGGATAGAACCGTACCTGCTCTCTCAATGGGCGACCGCGAGCTATTCCCGCCTATGTTGTAGTGGCATATCAAGCGGTCTTAGGAGTCGGCTGCACCACGCCAATGCGGGCGCATATTTCATAAATGCAAACTCCTCGACTTTCTCCGTTGTCGTAATGCGGAAGATAGTGGCTTGACGATTCCTGCCGCTGGTGTGGAAAGAAACCATAATTCTTCCGTCCCACGCGCACGTCCCGCCCTGTTTCCTGCGCGCCGCGCTCCATACCGCCGCAACACTGGAAATATTGCCCTCCTTCACAAACTGCGCCATCTCTCGAAGCGTTTCCGGCGAATCAACCAAAAACAATTTCGTCATTTTTCTTCATCCCTGTTCGCGTCATGATTCGTTTTCAATGCTTCTTCTACAACGGCGCGGTTGATGATATAGGTCATTTCCAGCAAATCATCCACCGCAAGTTCCCCCTTGGAAATTCTGTCGCAGAACAACATGATCGCAGATGCCATTGCCGCAATATCCTCGGAAAATTCAAACTCCTTGAGTTCCAGTTTTTCGGCTGCCGGTTCATAATCATCCGGATCTCGAAAGGCATTGCACAACATCTGGTAGTAAACGAGCGTTTTTCTTTCATCTCTGCTTAAATCCACGTTTATACCTCCCGTATCTCGATCCCCAAGCACTCTTTCATCTGACGCTTTTTTATCCGATACGCCTTGTCGCGGGCTGTCGCTTCGCTTTTTGCGTCCCACACGGTAAAGGTTTTGTCCAATTCCAGCGTCACAAAATCCGCTATGTACTTCACTCCGCCCGGTAGGTTGAATGGAACTTGGCATAAAACAGCATAGTGTTCGCCGCTCATGACCTCCAGCGCGAATCGTTGATAGGCTTCCGCTTCGTGCTTGCTGGCGAAAACACGCCCATCAAGAGAAGTTTTGAGATTGCCGTACTTGCTTCGGCGTTCCTTTTGCACTCGGCCTCGTTCTTCGCCTATTTCGGCCGGCAATTTCTGCCCCGTCCGTTTGCAATACGCCCGAAGCCAATCCTCGCTGACGTTCAGCGCCATCACCGCTCCTCCCTAAATGGAGATTCCCGCCGCCTCGCATTCGGCCTTGTAGCGTCTAATCCGCTCGGCCATTAGCTTGCCGATGTCCTGAATCAGCTTTTCCTCCGCTTCCTCGGCTCCATCTTCGGCCTTGATGTAAAGAGGCACAGCAGGCAGAAATCCACCTGTGGCCGGATCGCGCAAGGCCGTCACGCCCACTTGTATATACTTCTCTTGCTTTGCCACCTGTCACACCGCCTTAGTTTTTCTCACGGAATCAAATCCGTACAAATCGTCAGGTGTTACGTTCAGTACGATACATAGGCCAAAGAACTCATCAACGCTTATTTTTCGCCGCCCTGAGAGCATGGCACTCAAGGCTTGTTCGCTTACACCAATCCGTTCGGCAATAACTTTTTGCTTTATGCCGCTTTTAGAAACAGCGGCATTGATGCGCTCATATACCATATGATTTCCTCCTTCTTCTCGAAATACTTCGGTATTGCTGAAGTTCATCTTCATTATACATCGGCATAACTGAATTTGTCAATATAAAAATTCAGTTTTTCCGAATTTTTGTGTTGAAGTTTTTTATCGGTGGTGATATAATCATTTTTAAGAAACGGAGGGATTTGCCTTGGGCGAGATTCGGAAAGTGATTGGCGAGAACATAAAGAAGATATGTTCCCTGAAAGGAATAAGGCAGGTAGATATAGCCGAACACATGGGCGTATCGCAAGGCTCTGTGTCGAACTGGATAAAGGGTACAAATTCGATTGATATAGAGAACTTGGCAGAACTATGCAGGTTTCTCGGGGTGTCTCTCGATCAGATTTACGGCGTTTCTCCCTTAACCCCAGAGGTTTCTTTGTCAAGCGAAGAAACAGAATTGCTTAGTTTATATCGCAGTCTCACAAAAGAAGGACGATCTCTTGTTATGAGTACAATCCGTACTTTTGCAGGTAATCCTGCCATGCAAAAAGAAGGACGCAGCGCACCGGCAATGTGATCTCCATAGACTTTAAGAATGGCAGAAGAAATCAAGATTGAATTTGGGAGGCGAGTGATTTTTGTGAAAAAATTGGCGGCTTGTTTGCTTGCGATATTGTTGCTTTCATGTTTTACTGTCTGCGTAGCTGAACGGAATATATTTGAATATCTTGCGCTCTATCAGCGCTCGAAAGATGCACTGAAATATGAGTATGAAGGATTTGAGGATTTTGAGATAGAAATGTCTCCGAGTTATAATGTGCTATCCTCGTTCACATTTCTCTCCTATGACCATGCAAATCTATATTTAGATTCCGATATGAATATCAATAGTGGATCGTTTACATTTTTTGATATAAATGGTGACGATGATGAGAACAAAGATTTGATATATGAATTTGTAGCCGCTTTTTGTGCGCTCGAATATGAAGCACTATATTACTCATTCCATGATTTAGAGTATCAATACGGTTTGACTGAAAACGAGACGGTTTTTGATGAGGCTTTGTCTGTGTTCATGGATTCATTTGATATAAGCGAAGATGCATTAACGGCGGCTATGGAAGGTGAAGATGTCTTTCTTTATCAAGGCGAACACTATTCGTACTACTTGTGTTACATGTACCTCGAAGCAAACGAAACACACAACAACGAAGCAAGAGAGCATTATTGCATACGCGCCGTTTCCAACCAGTAAATTCTACAAAAAACCGCCCCGGCTTTCGCCGGGACGGAACATTTGGAAAGCGAAAACACCACTAAACGCCCTCCGCCACCAGTATAGCACTGCCGCGCGGAGATGTAAAGCACAGAGAGGGAAATTTACATGAACGCAGTTATCTACGCGCGTTTTTCATCGCATAACCAACGGGAACAATCCATCGAAGGCCAGCTTCGGGATTGCTATGCCTATGCCAAGCGCTACGATCTCAACGTGGTCGGCGAGTATATAGACCGTGCTCTGTCCGGCCTCACGGATGACAGACCGGATTTCCAGCGCATGATCGCGGACGCGGCCAAGAAACAGTTTGAGCGCATTATCGTTTGGAAGCTGGATCGCTTCGCCCGCAATCGCTACGATTCCGCGCTTTACAAGCATCGGCTCAAACAATACGGCGTGCGCGTCGTGTCCGCTATGGAAAACGTCGGGGAAGGGGATGAATCCATCCTGCTTGAAGCCCTGCTTGAAGCCTCCGCCGAGTATTATTCTCTTGACCTCAAGAAGAAGATCAAGCGCGGCCAGCGGGAGAACGTTGCAAATGGAAAGTACAACGGCGGCCCACTCCCATATGGCTACAAAGCGCAGAATGGAAAGCTGATAATTGACGAGAAGAAAGCGCCTGTGATCCGTTATCTGTTCGAGCAATATGCTTCAGGTGTACCGATGAAGGAAATCATCGACGAGTTGACGCGGCGCGGTGTACGCGGCTCGCGTGGAGGGGCGTTGACCTACAATACCTTCTCTCGCGCGCTGACGAACACAACTTACATCGGAGAATATCGTTATGCGGGAGAAGTGGTTCCCGGCCTTGCCGAACCGATGATTGACAAAGAGGTTTTTGAAAAAGCGCAGATGTTCGTCAAGGCCAACGCCCGTGCGCCCGCCGCAAATAAAGCAGAGGTGGAATATCTGCTACAAGGCAAGGCTTTCTGCGGAAACTGTGGTTCTCCCATGATCGGCGAATGTGGGCGCGGTCGCAATGGCGTGGTATACAATTATTACACATGCGCCACGCGAAAAAAGCACCATGCTTGCCGCAAAAAGAATGAGCGCAAGGACTTCATCGAATGGTATGTGGTTGAACAAACCTTGCAATACGTGCTCACGCCTGCAAGGATCAAGGAAATCGCAAAGGCCGTCGTCACGCAGTACGATAAGGAGTTTTCGGGCAGTAAGATCAACGAGTGCGAAAAGATGATTCGCCAGTTGGACAGAGAATTGAACAAGCTGGTGGATGCGCTGATTGAAGCACCCAAGGCGGCACATAAGCGCATCTATGAAAAAATGGAATCCCTCGAAGCACAGAAAACAGCGATGGAAACAGATTTGGTGAAGTTGCGCATTGCAAACGAAATCCGCTTCACAGAAGAAGAAGTGCGCGCATGGCTCAAACAATTCTGTACCGGCGATCTCTTTGACCCAGAGTTCCGCTGCAACATCATCGACACCTTCATTAACGCCATCTACCTCTACGACGACCGCGTGATTATTTTTTATAACATTAAGGGAGGAAAGCAGGTATCTTATATCGACATGATCTCTACTTTGGAAGGCGAAGAAAGCGATTTTGTTTCGGATTCCATCGCAAATGCTCCACCAGCAAAAAACCCTTGAGCCATAAAGGCTTGAGGGTTTTTTCTTGTTCTTCGGCCACTTCGTGCCGCCTGTCCTTCAAGCGGCGCTGCTCCCCAAAAACCTGCCCGCGAAGTCTGGATACCCAGAGTCCACAGCCTGAAGCCTGGAACGCCGGGCCGTGTCCCTGGCTTGCTTGACCGCCCTCTCAACCATCGGGGTTCTGCGCGCTTTTGCGCACAGCCCTTATCTTTGCTTATGCCTGCGGCCCACGTTGGTCCCTTTGGAGCCGGCAGCCCACAGGGTGGACGCTTCCCCTTCGCCGCAGACTCCCCCTTTCCTTTGCGTTCTTTTCGCACAAAAGTCCGATATTGTTCACAGTTCGTTCAAGGGGGTTTTTAAGTCTGTCATAGCTTGGTGACGTATCGTTTGGATACGCTCAAACAGCGAAATACAATCAGGAGTGATTGAA